TTCTCAAAATTTCCTACACTTGATACTGGGAAATATTTGTAAATCGTCTTCACCCCTACCCCGATCACATCTGCCACCTGATGACGGGTGGCTCCATTCTCCAGCATTCTACGACTACGCTCGACAATCTCAGGTGTCATTACCCTACGCCGTCCTCCTATTCTCCCCTGCTCTCTTGCCGCGGCTAATCCTGCCCGGGTACGCTCCACGATCAACTCTCGCTCCATTTCAGCCAACGCACTCATGACATGAAAGAAGAAACGGCCGGCAGGCGTCGACGTGTCGATCGAGTCAGTCAGGCTACGAAAGTTTACGCCGCGCGCCTGCAGCTCCGATACCAGTGTGATCAGGTCGCGCACGCTGCGCCCGAGCCGATCCAGTTTCCAGACCACCAGCACATCACCCGGTTTGAGTCTGCGCAACGCACGCTTTAAACCAGGCCGCCGGGCATTTTTCCCGCTGGCCATATCTTCAAAAACCAGCTCACATTCTGCTCGAATCAGTGCGTTTTTCTGTAAATCGAGGTTCTGATCCCCGGTAGACACCCTGGCGTAACCAATCAGCATCATATAACCCTTTGAAATAGCTGATTGTAAAAAGCTCAGGGCTTTCGCTCAAACCCTCGTTTTGGCGAAGCCTCTTTTTGGAGCAAAAAACATGGCCTTTAATCCGCCGCTGGGGAGTAATTCTCCCGTAGTGTTGCTCGATAACGCCACGCGCCTGGATAAGCTGGTCAACGGACCCGCTGCCGATGTTCCCGACCGTGCCGGAGATCCGCTGTACTCATGGCGCCAGATGATGGCGAAGAATGATGAAATTCGTCAAAACCTGATACCGCTCAGCAGGCAGTACATGACACTTGAGGCTGCACAGGCGGATATTGCCAACATCCCCGAAGGGAGCACAACGTATGTGCGCAGCCCTGACGACAGCGCACTGGCCATTGAATACCAAAATGTCGGCGGAACGCTGGTCGCTACCGGGCGAAAAATGCCGTCCTCCGCACTTGTTGATGAGATCGACAAGCGTACCCGGTCATTACAGGAATCACCTGATTCACTGTTTGATATCGTGTCCAGCAATGGTATTCGCCCTTTCCGTATCAGAAGCACAGACGGCGTCACTGAGTTTGAGTCAGTCGCGCAGTTGGTGACCGGCGACTCAGGCCTCAACTTCAACGGGAGCGTGGTTGACAACAACGCGCCGGATGGCTGGCTATTCCTGATTTATTCGCGCAACGGTCTGGTGATTGCCGGGGTTAAGGAAGACGGGACAAAAGTCGGCTGGGGCGGGAGCGACAGCGGCGGCGGGCAGGCTGGAGGGATTACCCCCGGTGATACTGCTGTGGGTTATGAAGATATCCGTAATTACACTGGCGACGCCACTGTACGCGATGTTGTGGGCGAGCGTATCAATGGCCGGTTTGTGGTCGACGCTTCCGATACGACTTCGCCAGATGATGGCGGTGGAGTACTGGTCGGTACCGACGGGCGCCGCTGGATCCGCCAGTGTGACTTTGTCTCTTATGACATGTTTGGCGCGCCCCGGATCCCTGAGTCGGTCTATCAGAATTATGCCACGCTGTCTGCGCAGGGTAATGAGTCCGCGGCGCAGGCGCTACTGGCTGATATCGAGCCGGCGGATCAGGCCATTGCCCGTTGCCATGCCTTCGCGGCTAAGCACGCTATCCCTGTAGTCCAGAATGTCGGGCGGTTCCTTTGGGTGAGTGGCGAAATTGTGGTAAGGACGTCTGCTTATCTGGGCGGCTCTACGATCGTAACCTGCAATCGCAGCGGAACGGATGAAACCCGCTGGGGGAAAGTGGATGGTGTGGATGATGGCGCCCCTGACCCGATGTACATGTACCGTATTAAAGGTAAAGAGCGGATTAATTTTACGGCTGCCGAACTTAACGAGCTCAATACGGCTTATTCGTCATATCTCAAGCGCGGAAGTATGGCTATTCCCATGCCGAAACTGAACCAGTATCGCGGCGGTCTCTTCGGTTTCATTTCCTCCGCCGTCGAGTTGTACCGCAACGGAAATAAAAATAACGCCCGGTCACGGGTTAATTATCGCGACTTTACCCGTATCGGTCGTAATGGCGCTATTTCCGACATTCTGGTGAAAAATATTCCTGCCGGCACGGTGACAGAGGCATGGATCCAGCCAAAAGAAAACGCCTGGCTGAATTTTGAACCACCGACGTTCTTTGAAGCGGGCAACGGACGCAAGTTCGTTAACATCCAGATCGAGCGGTCGCAGGTCAATGTTGAAAACCTGGTGATCGATAACTGGGCGACTGGCGATGTCGAATCCCGGGTGGCTATCGGCTCGTATGGTGTGACCGATATTCACTGCCGGAACGCGGCGGCAGAGTGTATTCCTTCCACGTCTGGCGGGGCTTACGTGATTTGCTTCCGCAACAGCATCGATATTCACGTCAGCGGGTATTACGGTCTGTACGGCTGGGGATTCCAGGGGCATCACGGGTTAAAACGGGTATTCATCACCGAATCGGTCATGAATCGCTTTGACTTTCACTCATTTGGCTATGACGTCTACATCAGCCGGACGAAGTTCAAAGGGCGTCAAATTTTCCTGCAAGGCGGCGGACAATTCTCGCTTCGTGATTGCGATGCGAACATCACGCAATACAGCCTGGATCAGACGGGCCACATTGAGGACAGGCTAAATTATTTCATCAATATGCGCGAGGATTACGCCGGTGATTGTGAGTGCAACCTCTCCATTGACGGGCTTGTCGTTCGTTTCGATCGCAATATCACCAGCGCCTGGGCGGCGGATGTGTTGTCGTTTGATATTGTCCGTATGAATAGCGGAACATCGGTTGATTACGGTGTCGCAACCAAAAACCCGCATGTTATTTCCGGTAAAGATATCGTCTTTGATTTGGATGGTGTGCCGGCTTCCCTGCCTGATAATTTTGCGTTCACCTTCTGCCGCCCGTTCCGTAACCTCTACAACTCCGCGCAGAAGACCTATCTGCCGGATTTGGTGAAAGTGCAGGGCATGACCGCAATTAACGTGCCTGACGGTAAGAATGCGGTGATGGCGGTGTTTCGCTGCGGATCCGACATGGCGCAGAACCCGTTCGCCAGCCGGACTAAACTCCGCCCGAACGGGACGAACGCTGAGATCATCGCCGAGGACGTCATCAGCATCATCAATAATCCGGTCATCGCGCAGAACGCCTGCCCGACGGTGTACATGCCAGGCGCGGCCTCTTCATGGGACACCGTTGTCGGGGGCACGACGTACCGCACCAGCGAATACTCATACCGTCCGAAAGTGACGCTGCGTAACTGCTATCCATCGATTATCAACGCCTCCGGGGTAAAAGCTGAATTCGATATTTCCGGCGGCTTACTGGCGCGCTACAGCGTCGGCGATACCGGGAACCGCTGCCGGGTAACCGGCGCGGATATTCAGCTTATCCCTGACTCAACAGGGGCTCTTTATTTCGATACATCCAATGTCAGGGCGACGGGCTGTGACTGGTTCGACCCGATGAACGGTGCGACCTATACCGGCACCCTGACCGGTGCCGGCAACGAAAACCGCGGCACCCCCGAACACTCACCCAATATTTAACAAGGAGCCACCATGGCTGGCGTTCGTATTCTTTGCAATCAAGTCATTCCTGTCACCGACTGGAACCACGACTATGTGACCATCAAATCAAAACTGGAAAGCAAATCACCTCTCCCGACCATTGCCAGTTTCGACCTGCTGAACCCACTGGACAACAGCGGGCACGGCTATACCGTCAAACCAAATGGCGGTCAAATTCGCGACTGGGGCCTCCATTACCCTAACGGTGCAAAACCGTCAGTGACTGACCTGGTGAAGGCCGGACAGGGCGCCGTATCGTTCATCGTCGCGTTTAAGCTGGAGGCCGCTGACCGCTATATCAATATCCTCAGCAACCGCGTGAACAGTGCCGGGTTTAACTTCTATTACAGCGGCGGCTTCTATATGTCCTATATCTACCCGAGTGGTACGCCGGGGACCATTGCAGCCGCCGGTGTTATCAACGCGGAAGTTGGAAAATGGTATGTAGCTGTAGGCGTATTTGACCCGGTAACTAAAACGGCCAGCGTGCGGATCAGTGATGCCGGATTGCAGTATGGTCCTATCGGTACCGGGTTCCCGGAAAACACGTCGCTTGATACGGCTGTCAGCATCGGTGGCGATCCCAACGGCCTCACCACTTCGTCGATGTACGGCGACATTGCGTGTGTTGCGTACTATGACGGCGCATTCACCGCAGATCAGCGTGATGCGATGGTGAGCGTGGGGATGGACATTCTCCATGAGAGAGGGCTGGTCTGAATGCATGCTGCCACCTTTGCGGGTGGCAGCATATTCAAGCCTAAAAATTAATGCCACCCGGTGACCTAACACAAGCGTTACCGGGTGGCATTATCTACTGAGCACAGGCCCAGATATAGAACGGGTACAGACAGTTGTAGGCCATATACTGCCGCCCCCACTGGTCCCAGTGGATGTTATCGCTACGCGTATCGACATAACTTCCCGTCAACGCATCCCGCGTGATATTAGCGCCGTCACTACTCCAGGCGGTATCGGCTGGCATGATCCCCCATGAAGGAATGATGTGCAGCTTCTCACTCTGGCGCCCTTTGAACGAACCGATGACGTTACGCACATACTGAGAGGTGTTGGCGTTCCACACGGCACGGCTTGAGTACGGATGACAATATGGGGCAATGGCTATCCTGGCATTCGGGCACGCCACCCTAATCTGCTCCACCATGTAGTTGATTTGCGCGATATAGGCGTCAGGAGTCTGGCCATTAGCCTGGTCATTCCATGCCAGCGCAATTGACACGATATCAGGATCGGCAAAGCCCTGAGCGTCCAGATAGCGCCGGTAATCAAACGTGTAAAAGGTCCCGGTTTGCGTATCTGCATACGATTTCTCAGAAGCTGCCCCGGTGTTCAGGAAACACATTTCCGGATGCGCTGTTTTCTGGGCTTCCGTCGCTTCGAAAAGGAACGGGTTTTTGTTTGTTCCTGACGGGTTATCGGAACTGATATTGATTCGGGTACTGTTAAGCAATGTGCGCTTGCCAACAAAGTGCGCCGCCGCCCAGCTTTCCCGCCCTTCTCCTTTACCTCCCTCCTGCTGCGTCATCGTACCAATCTGCGTGACGGTAACGCCCGCCGCGGTAAGTAATGTCGTCAGGCGCGCGACTTGCCCGCGGTTAGTTAACGAGTCTCCAATAAGTGAAATGGACTTTGACGCAGTGACCGTTGCCGGGCCGCGTACCAGCGTGACATCTCGCCGTGACCATTGGCCGGGCTTCTGTCGGTTATGAAAGCCGAAGCTGACATCAGTTCCCACTTTTGCCGGATCAAACTCCATTGTCCGGCTCGTCTCGTAACTGTATGGTCGTCCGTTTAAATTAGTCCCACGCATCGACCAGTCAAGGAACTGCCCCATATCCGCCGTCCAGTTCATCAGCAGTTGATGACACTGGATCAGCAGCGGTTCCGTCGGATGTACGAAAATCTGATCGGGCAGAAGGATATAATCTTCAGCATTTGCAACCGGGCTATTAACGGCCAGTAAAGGTGGATAAGGGCTGACTGACGCAGATACCTGAGATGCTATATAGGCATTCAGCATCGGGTCACGTACCAGTCCTTTCGATAAGTTGGTGATCGCGTTTGCTGATGTGGCCACGTTGGTGTTGAACACGTAGAAATCAGCATTAGACAGGGTATTACGCACACCTAGATACACGCGGGATGCATCAGCGCCGAGATACTGGTACTGATAGGTCATCGTGTATGTTTTATCGTTTATCTTCTCTTTAACCTGCGCCGTTTTTTGCTCAAACGCACCAGTGGTATTCCAGAAAAACGCGCAGCATTTTGTCAGCGCGGTGGCGATGTCCACTCCTGCATCGGCGTTCACGTAAACACCGAATTCGATACGGACATAATCCCCCATCTTCACGCCGTCCAGGCTGATATTCGCCAGGGCATCCCGATAGCCAGAAGTAACACGCAGTGCAGAGACAGCGGCCTTTGCCCCCAGAGTGGAAATTGACTGTACGTCCGCTGGCAGGCTGGCGACAGGAGTCCATGAACCACCGCCAAATAATCCCTGTTGTTGTTGTGCCGGATCCGCGCTTGGGTTGAACGCAATATTTCTGGCGCTTCCCGTCAGGCTTTCACCAAGGCTTGAGTCGCGGGTAGGTGACTCCAGAATGTCCCGGATTTTCTGTTTTGCCAGCCCCATGAAGAAGCCGAAAACATAGAATGTGCTGTTGGCGCCGGTCTGACGTACGCCCATGGATATACGTCGCGGTTTATTGGCGAACTGGTACGACGCGCGAACATGAAACAGGTTATTGCTGACCTGCGAGATAACATCCGGCGTGACCTGCACAGTGCCGTTATCCACATCAATAAAGAAGACGGCAGCTTTGCGGATCTCATCCCTTGGATTTACGCCAGAAACGCTATCCACATAAACATAATACTGCGACGCTCCCCACATGCCCGGACTGGCAGTTTCATCAACCCAGGGCTCTACCAGCGCATCCACATAGCCGGAAGATACTGGCGGTGCGACAAGACAGGATACGGCCCCTGCAGCAGTCAGCGCGGAGGCTATCGTCGTGTTAGCCAGGGTGCTGACCAGTGTCCATGACACACTCCCGACGCGTATACGGGGGAGCGTAAATCGTGGGTCAGCAAAGCTGTTATAAATAAAATTATTAACGACCGCACCGCTCTGGTTGAGCATATCAGCCATCGACATATCACCGCCTACACCAAAAATCTGGCGTTTAGATATGGCGATTTTTGGATAGGCTATCTCGCAGGCCTCAACACTTTCCCCGCGTTGCTGACATCCCCAGTAAATGACGGTAACCGGATTGGCGGCATTACCGTTAATTTTCCATAGCGTGGTGACTCTGGTCGTTCCATTACTCAGATCTTCATAGCGCTGGCTGATGCGGGTTGCCGCTGCATCCGGCACCACACGGGTAAATATGAGATCAGTATTCCCCCGGTACAACATTTCGGTCGCAATATAGCTGCCACCGCTGACAAAGGAAATATCCTGCTGGAAAAGATAATTCACCGCCCTGTCTGACGTCGAAGCGCGCGGAGGGCACACCACCTCCTGCGCAGCTCCCTGAGCAGCCATCTCAGCGCCGGCCGCTGCCCACACCCCACCTGAATCAGCGCCAGAGAATAATGCCGGCAACTTATCCGTAAGTGCCGCGCGGGAGTTCTGCATCAGGTTTGGAGCCATCATGGCTGCGCTGCCAGGCATTACCCGGCCAGTAGGCTGCAATGTGCCGCCGACATTCATATATTCGTCAGCCAGTACTGCACCATCGGCATTCCGTACGTAGGTGGTAGAGTTGACCGGAATATTAGCGATATCCGCCTGAGCATCAGCCAGCGTCATATACTGCTTGCTCAGCGGAATAAGGTTCTGGTGGATGCCCCGCCATGAATAAAGCGGATCACCGGCGCGGTCGGGAACGGTCGTCGGCTGTCCGTTGACCAGCTTATCCAGGCGCGTGGCGTTATCGAGCAACACAGCGGGAGAGGTATCCCCCAGCGGCGGATTAAAGGCCATGTTTTTTGCTCCAAAAAGAGGCTTCGCCCAAACGAGGGTTTGAGCGAAAGAAAGTTAATCGGGAAAATTTTTGGTTTTAAGAGACGCTGCCGGGGTAGTTGGCGTCGTCGTACTGGTAGAAAATGTCGCTGTATTGTCTGGTCGTCACCTGGCAGGTTCCGTCCGCCTGCGGGGCAATCTCCTCAAAAATGGCGTCATAAACACTGCGCGTCGAGCTGCAGAACACCAGCCGCGGCGGTTCGATACTCGGATCGTTTAACTGGATTTCATCAAAAGCAGCCTGCCACGGAACGGACAACTGATAATCCCCGACAAAGGTGGCCACCAGCAGCCCGGAGGCAGAACCATCCTGGTAACGCAGAATTGCGCGCGGGTTTTCAAAGGACCAGTCCAGCGGCTCGGAGACGGTAAATACCGTTTGACCGCCAGATGTGGCCATATCCATAACCAGGCTACTTACCGTTTTATTTCCCGGAATGTCATCCGTCAGCAGAATGCGATCGCCATACTGATAGACCAGCGCATCCAGTTCTGTTGTCGTGTTATGCCCCAGCCGCTGATACAGGTATTTCATCAGGCGGCGCATGCCGATTTGATAGGCGCGGTTCGGGTCAAGTACACCATCGAGGGTATAACTCTCAATTTTCCTCGGGGTGGGGTTATCCGGCGTCCGGCATTGCACCGTTTCTTCTGACCACGTCGTGCCATTAATATAAGTGACATCCACACCATCGTAATCATCGGCGGACGGCGCCGAGAAGGTGGTCTGTAGCTCTTCGGTCATTTCATGCGGGCTGATAATGCCGGACCAGTTTTTTATCCCTTCCCTGCCTACAGATGCGAGCCCGTCACTCAGCAGGAAGTACGATTTCCCCGCCGTGGTGATCTTCTGCAGCATTTCCAGTGCCGAGATACTGTCGCCAGTAGCGAAATCAAAATACTCTCCCCGCGGGGTCCAGTAGGTTGCCTCGAGGGTGTTAATGGCTTCGGTGTCCATCGCCAGACCGAGAGAATTACCGACATGATACAGCGCGCTGGAGATTCGCCGCGGAGCGCCGGTATCATAAATACGCGTGGCCACAACGTTAACGCGCCGATCAGACTGCGCCGCCAGTTTGCCGCCAGATTCCACCGTCACGGCCATTAACGATACACCGGCATATGATGCAGGGCGTGTCAGTAACCTGCCGCGCAGCGCCTGCCAGTACATAGAGTCCCTGGAGTTTTTACTCCCCTGCTCATTACGCCGCCGGCACCGCACCTCAACCAGACCAGGGGTAGCCAGTTCAAATCGCTCAGTGAACCCCAGGGCATTAATGTTCTTCATCCTGTAACGTCCGGTTTTGCTCACCCAGCCAGAACCAGAACCATATACCCGGTACTGAATTTCATAATCAACGTTACGGTAATTCTTGCCCCCGGATTTTCCGAAACCGCAAATGCCGGAAGGGAATGAAAAATTCACTTCAAATGCATTTACCACCTCATTATCCGGGCAGGCGAGAAACGGGCCCATCCAGCTATTGTTGTCGTTAATCCCGGTCGCCTGGTAATCAATCATCGTCCTGGACGAGTAGCCTGGCCAGGTATTATCAACGCTTCCGTTAACCATTCGCTGTACTGTCGCTGTCGTGCCGTCAGCGGATGCAATGCGGTATTCATTTCCCCGGTGCGCAAGTGACAGTCGCTGCCCCCCTTCAGGAATGCCGGAAAATGCCGTGCCGCTTCCACTCCCATAAGCAAGAGTGACATTGGCGGTGATCGCCGGGCTGCCGCCGCTGGATGCGGTACCATCGGTAAAAACTGGACTATCCCCGAAAACGGCAACCGGAAGTGATGAGGCGGTAATACTTCCGCCCAGCCACGGACTGGACTTCTCAACGATGCGAACTACCCCACCATCATCCTGCGCGACCAGGTTAGACCCGGCTATCGCTTCATTGATTGCCGCCAGCAGGCCAGACATATTGCCGTAGTTAGCGATCAGCGAAACGGTATAAGTAGTCGCCTGCCAGGTCAGGGTAAACGTCTGGCTGCTGGTCGAAAAATCATAGGTTGTTGGGGCTGCACTGCCGCGCAATGAAGCTGCCGATCCCCCCACGCCCGGAACAGCATCCTGCTTTGGCGTGAACGTAGCGATGAAGAGATCATATTCTGCCCCGTTAATTTCCAGCGTAACGGGCATGCCGGCATAGGGGTTAATCTCAGTCAGCGTGTCACTGAACAGGATGCTGTAACCCGATGAAGACGAAATCAGGTAGTTGGTCGGCGCGATGATAGTCACCAGCGCACCTTCCACCCAGGACTCAGGCAGAGAATCATCGCCATCATCATCGCTCAGCCCGGTGAACGAAACCGACGATCCCGAAACGGTCATGCTGTCGGCGGTAATATCGGATGAATCAGGCGCTGTCTGCGCCATATCAAGGCCGCTGCCGCTGGACGTTCCGCCCACCTCGGTAGAGTTGAACCAGTTTTCACTGCGGCGATCGCCGGAAACATCCGCCCCCGGCGGATACAGCGTCCAGGAGAATGAATCACCCAGGGCGGAAATAGGCGTCGAACCAATCCTGATATCGCCGTTAGCAAATGCCACATTTCCACGACTCACGCAGATCAACATCTCAACTGTCATTCTGGTTGGGTCATCAGGGTTAAAACGACTGACCGGCTGAACAACATAATCTGGATAAACCCGCGCACGCCCGAACAATTCCCGAATAGGATCGCCCAATTTGGCCGTATTAGATTTTGCCGGATTTAAATCCAAGGATTTCCCTGTTGATGAACCATATCCTCCTGAGTCGAGGTTATTCATCATGTAGATAGAATATGCCGCAGCTGCTACCGCTACGACTAGAGCCGCTATAGCAAAGCCTGCTGCGTAAGGAACGGGGTAAATCTTTACGTCAGTATCTGGTACCAGTTCGCACCGCGGCCATTCCTCTGATTCGACGGGCACGCCATCAATTTCAACGCTGATTGGCTGCGGCATTCCGGGATCATAATTTTCGACATTCCTCTGCATCCATTCATGCAGAGTCGTCCGTGCGTGCTGATGGGTTTCCAGTGGTTCGCCGGGTAGCCTGGAGGGATAAATACGTATCGTCATCGCCAGAATTCCACCTTGATAAATCGCCGTTTAAATTTCCAGACCGGCATAAAAGAAACGTTCGAGCCGGGGTTACATTCAGCCACCTGCAGCAACCCGTTCAGCTCAACAACAATCCCCACATGGGTGACCATTGTTCCCGAATAACACGCCACGCCAGCGCCGACGCATGGTTCACAACGCTCAAGCTTCAACATCAGCTTTCTGGCTTCTTTATCAAGGCCGCCGCCATCTTTGGTCACACCTGCAAAGTCTGGCCATTCGGGTAATCCAAGGTCGCGTCGTATCTCATTTACAATGCCAAAGCAGTCGAGTTGCGGATACACTCTGCCGCCCTTCAGCCAGGTGACCGAAAGGTATTTATCAGGTTCAAACATGGGGAAACCTCAACTCATGTAACGGAGGCCGGGATACTCATTAAGGGTGTAACGGAATCTCGGCCAGGCAGTATCGAGAACATTCATATAGCCCGCGGTAATTTGTGCCTGCAGTGCCGTCCATGAGCCCGATTTGATAGCAAGCGTATACGGCACGGAAGCCGGGGCATTCAAATCCGTAGAGACATATTGCCTGTAAGTCAGAGAGGCGTTTGTCAGGCTGGCCAGCGCATCACGAATAGCCGTACTCACCTCTCCGTTGATGTTGCTGATAGCGAACTGCAAATCCTGTGTACCGTCGCTGTTTCTGGCCGGGATGGCGATATCGATAGATGCGGCTGAAAAGGTTATAACAGCGCCATTTTCGGTCGTCGCTGTAATATCGTCGTAGCCCTTGCAGAAATAATGCACCGTATCGCCAATATTAATTTGCAGCGTTTCAATAATGACCTCCGATCCGCTGCTGGCATAAAGCCGGTTAAGCACCGTCATGCTTTGGCCACTCCCTGTTTAATGCGATATCAAGCAGTGAACTACCTGCTATCCACTCGGGGTAGTTACCCCACGGCGGAGGCAATAGTGGACGCTCCCATAACTCCAGCGTCGCCGAATACCGCCAGTAGATGGGAGCCACCAGCACTGGCCCCTGATAGATATCCGTAAAACGACATTTGTAGAATTTTATGCCTGCGGGGGTTTGCAACTTCATCATGAACCAGGCCGCACCATCAGAGAGCGCATCGCGGTACCACGATTCAAACGTTAGCCCCTGAACATCGCTCTCCATAAACCAGGATACAGTCGCTTCCGTGGGAGTCGAGGTATACGCCCTGCGTTGTCTCGCCCGGCCTGTGGTGAGTTGAGTTCGTTTCAAAGGGCTGACTGGCTGGAATCCATAGCCTTCTTGTAAAGGCATAGGGAGATAGTCATGCGGATAAAATATTTCAGCCATTACCCTGTTCTCCGTCCAGTGTTATACCCCCCAGTTAATGCCTTGTGCACTTGGCCAACCCCTTTTGCCAGATCGTTAGCAACCTGCTGGTAACCTTGTTTTGCTCCTTCACGAGTAGCCTGCTGTACAAGCAGCACAGTCGCGTCAGAAGGATTTCCATTGATGGTTATTGGAGGAACCGTGACTGTGGGGCGGATGATGGTCGTTTGCTGGCTGTTGCTAACGTTCTGAACGCCAGTCCCAAACCCCGAACGCCCCAATGTGGCATCAAGTGGCTTGCCGTTCCGTAACGCCTCAAGTTGTGACACGCCGATTCGATTTGTAGACTCCTGGTCGAAAACGTACTCCCCTTTATGAACAATACCCGCTGGCTGATACTTTCCGCCTGAGCCAGTATATCCACCAGAAGCAAAGCCGACGGCGGCAGCACTGGAGATACTGGACGTTATTGTAGCCATGAGGCCTGCAACAGTAGCCATTGCTGCTAAGTTGTATGGGAATGGCTGGCTTGAAAGCGCCTGCGCCATTGCCATTGGCAATTGAACAGCCGCCTGAGCAAGCGCAAAAGCTTTTTGCGTAACAAATGCCGCTTTATACATTACAGATTGCTCGCCGAACATCGCCCCCATCGAATCGGTGATACTGGAGAAAGAATTTTGCGCTGATTGCATCTGTGCGGCATAAACTGCGGTGCTTAGTGCTTGCTGGTTCTGTTGTCCTTGCTGTTGGAGAGCCAGCAATTGCTGCTGCTTCTGCTGCTCATTCAGTAAAGTACTTTGTGTGATCGCCTGCTGCTGCTGGTTCAGCCAGGAAGCATAATCAGTCTGGGCTTGCTTCAGCTTTTCGATAACCTCAAGCTGCGGATCTATTTGCAGCCCTATCATGTTCAATCCCTGCCCTGACAGGTCACTATTGGTTGCTCCAGACGTCAGCGTACCACCAGCCTTGTTCACACCTGATATAACGGAATCAGGCAGCACTGATTTACCAATCAGGTCGCTCGCCTGCTTCCCAGCAGCCTCTGGCGTCAGTTTCTTCAGCTCAACCATCTTTTGAAGAATTTCTAGACGTTTTTGCAGCGTCTCATTTTGGCGCAATTCCTTCGGTGCAATTTGCTCCTGCATTTTCCGGTAGTCATCCAGCGTCTTGACGGAGTTTTGCAGGGCTTCCTGTTGCTTGTAGGCCTGCAATATTTCGTCTGAACGGGAAAGAATCGACTTCTGGTCGGCGGTTAGCTGCGTTTTAGACTTGAGGTCAGCAATCTGCTGTTCGAACTTAACCCGCGCCTGGGTTGCGCTATTAAGCTTATCACTGGCATCCAACTGGGACTGCATAGCGGCAGTCTGCTGGTTAATCTGGTCAAGGAGTCGAGTTGCTGCGTCCTCGGTGTAGGCTTTTCCTTTTTCTTTGCCTCCCCTGCCTATTTTTGGCTGCTGCCCTTTTTTTGCCTGTTCAAGCTCCTTTTCACGAACGGCTATTAACGCATTCGCCTGTTCAATCGCCTCTTTGTTCCCTGAGAAAGCTATTTTTCTTGATTGTGCCCTCACTTCCTTTAGTCTTGCTTCGGCTCCAGCGACCCTATCAGCCGCCAGATATTCCTTATTAATCCAATCAACGGACTCTGCGACAGCTTTATTTCCCTCAATAGTCAGGGTATTCATCGTTGATTGTAGGTCGATGGCCTGTCCGATAAATCTCATCGTGGGGTCAATTGCGCCTCCAAGAGCAACATTTTGCTTACCTTTATCGGCGGCCGTGTAATAGTTTTTGACCTTTATTGCAGCTGCCGTCCATGAGTCGCCAATTTTCAGGATCTCCCGGCGATGCTGATCAATATCAGCATTCAAGGCAGTGAAATTAGCAGAATCCTTATATTGGGTAACTTTCTGTCGTGCTTCATCGTAACTGTAACCAACGTCGATTAACTTGTTGATTGCCTCACTAGCGCCGTCATTGGTGGTAATGAACATGTTGCCGACGTCATCAATCGCCTGACCCGTTTTGTCAGATATAGCGACCATATTGAGCGCCAGTCGTTCGGCAGCATCGCCGTTAGCGCCAAGGGACGTTGTAGCGATCTTCGTTGCGGCATCTATCTCCTGGCGGTTTTGATAGACAGCATAAGTAAGTAGACCAACTGCGGCAGCGGCCACACTGTATGGATTAACCAACCCCATTACATAGGTGGACACACCTTTAATCGCCGGACCAACACCGCCGAACATGTCTTTTAACTGCCCACCTTGCTGCATAAGCACCATAAAAGGGGATTGGCCTGTAGAAAGTCCGACTACGATATCCGTCATCTGAGCGGGGATCATGCGCATTGCAAAAGCTGTCTGGGCAGCAGACTGCCCAGTTTTTTTCAAGTCGTCACGAAAGCCGGTTAATTTGTTACGAGTCTCTTCAATTCGCTTTGAATAAAGCTCAAATGTATCTGTATCTACCATCCCTTTCGATTTGAACTTCGCCAAATCCTGTTGTTGTTTGTCCAACTTATTCAGGGCAGCATTCACCGGGTCAATACGATCGAGAAGTTCAGATAGAGCCTGCTTTTCTTCGTCCGTAGCCTTTGTCACCTTGCCAGCGCTCGAAGCAGCACGGTCTCCAGCCTGAGTCATTTTTACCAGTGCAGTTGCGAGATTCTCGGCCTGTTTCTCTGCTCCGGAGCTATCAATAATAATGGCAAGGCGGGAGGTTTGTTCTGTCATTTAGCGATCTCCGGGCAATAAAAAACCCCGCCGGGGCGAGGTTAGATTTTTAATAAACAATTACTGTCGATATATGATAATTGTTGCGATTATTGAAACAGAGACAATGGCAGCCAGAATTAACCTGAGACTTTGCTATCTGAACACTTAACTGTTTTAAGAGATTCAAGCTGCTGAAGACGTGCCTGCGCCTTTTTACGCGCTTCACTTTTGGCCATACCATTACCGATACCGAAATCTCCCAAAGCTCCCAATACGGTACGCCCGTCAAACTGACCTGTAGTTTCGATTTCGTTCTGAATACTGTGAGTTTTAGCTATCTCCTGCTTAATTGCTGCGCAATCTAACGCAGCAGACTCTTCGCTCGTAACGGATGGAGCTTGCGGATACTGCTTAGTAGCGCATCCAGAAATAACAAACATCCCAGCTATTACCATCATTAGTTTCTTCATTTTATGCTTCCTATGATTACAATCGGAAACATCCTAACACATGGATATGAGCAGACAATGATATGACTACTTCACTTTTTCTTGTCTTTTCTGCTCTTCGGCCCACTCATCACGCCACGCATCGTCGAGCGCCAGGATAGCGGCGTCAAACTCGGTGCGGTCAATCAGAATGGTGCGTGATGCCAGATATAGCTCAATATCATTCAGGGATAATGGGAGCGGTACTCCGGCCATGCCGGCATATTTCCTGCTGCGCGATATCATGGCATAGGCATTGAGGATCTCCCCTGTTACTGCATCAATTTCTGGCTCTGGTATCGGCGGAAGGTTCAATTGCTCCCGGCGCCATTTAGCCTTATCTCCCCTTTCGCCCCCGAACTCCTTTAGCCACGCCTGCGCCTCTAGGGCTTTTTTACGGTTTCCTGAGTCTGCTGCTCCTTACCCTGAGCTATGTTCGCAGCCTCTGCCAGAATCAGCCAATACAACGCGGGGTTCTGCTTCAGTAACGCGACGCCAAGTTCTGGCGTATACGCTACAGCCTTCTCAATACCGTCCACCAGCTCACCTACTCCCTCCCAGTCTTTCAAAAGGAAGCGCGCGCAGTTATCGATGAGCAGATCATCAATTGAGTCAATTTCACCAACGCTGGCGAGATCGAACGCGTCGGTACCGACCTGATAGCTCGCGTCCATTTTGTCGATATGGCGCCGCACAAGCGCATTACGTGAGCGGTACTGTGGATTCTCGCTGCTGGCCACCAGCAGACGGAGTTTAAACAGTGCTTCTTCTTCCGGTGTGTATTTCTTTTTACGGCCATCAGGCTTTTTAAAAGGGAAAAACCAACGCTCGCCACTCAGATCAAGTTGAGAAGAAATAATCAGCATACAGACTCCATAAAAAGCCCGAACCGCGATGTTCTGCGGAACGGGTCAGGGAAATTAAGGTGCGGTGACAGTGATTTCAGACGTTGCCGTAAAGGTGCGAGCCTTCCCGGTGATCGTGGCGTTCCCGGCAGCATTGCGGGTCACTTTCGCCGTTTTTTGCCCGGTAGAAACTACGCTGGCAATCGCAGGATCAGATGACGTCCACTGGACGATATCTGTTGAATCAGCAGGCGTAAGCGTGGCGGTTAATGTCACCGTAGAGCCGACTGCACCATTTGAAGTAGCTGGTGCAACACTGATTGCCGTCGCCGGTACTTTTGGGGCACGGGTAATGGTTGGCGGCGTATTGGCGGCGGTGATATCGAGCTGAACCTGTACGATGTCAGTATTCCCGGCGTCCGGCCAGTCGCCAGAAATCTGCACTTCAGGGAAGCTGAAGGTATAAGCGCCTTCGACGTTCTCCAGCGTGAAGGTAAACGGCACCGTTTCGCCGGTGAAGGTTTTTTTGTAGATCTCCCAGGCCGCCTTGGACCATGACAGCGTGATCTGGCCTGACGGTGTAAAGGTCGTCGGAATGTTTGCGCCAGCAAATGCTGAGCCGGTACCAATACAGCGCTGAGTCTGCATGTTGTTATCAAACTGGATATTAAACGTATCCACACAGAAGCCGGCGCCACCCGCTACCCCATTCAGACTCAGGCCTGTCACTTCCTTAAACGAATAACGCAGCGCGCCAGCACCATCCACCGGGTTAGTGAAATAGCTGGTGTCATCCGCTTTGGTGTCCCAGTCAAGCCCGGCGAAAGTGATGGTCGCAGTGATATCGCCATCGTTCGGGATTTCAATCTGGAAAGTGGCAACCTGGCAACCGCGGGCAATCTGTGCGATCCCTACATCATCAGCGTATGAAGAAACTGAAAAAGTAATGCGGTTGTTGCCCATCGTCAGCACATTATCGAGCCAATCGGCTCCGAAACAGCTCGCCAGAAAATCATCATGCTGATTCCAGCGAAATCTGGTGCCGACATCACCGCCGACATCAATCGTGCCACGGGAAACGCCCTGCGCCATACGGTCACCGCCGATTTCATCGTTATCGTTGGTGTTCTGCGTTGGCATCAGCCCGAACGACGAACGGCGTAACAGGTTCCAGACACCAGCAGAGGGTGTCTCCCCCGGTGTGGTTTCGCGAATAAACGCGGTTACTACTTTTGCGCCTGAACTCACAGGAGCCTCCTGTTGATTGTGCGCTACAGAGCGCGATAAGGGATTTGAAGATTGAGCTGAGACCAGCCATCGGTTTCACCTGCCGGGATGGCGGATACGGCGAAATAACTTAGTGCTCCGTCGTCCTGAAACTCGAAGAGTTGCGTTAATTTGTCGGCGGCCTGAGTCAGCTGCAGAGTGCCTGAACCAACAGGGACGAAAAGCTGGATGATAAGAACACCTGTTCGGTGGACAGTCGGCCCCGCTCCAATTTCGTTTGCACCTGCTTGTCCGGGGATGTCAGTAAGACGCGCCCAGATTTTTCGACCGCCGGGATCGAATACAGGACCGTTTGGGTAGTCCACCGCATCCTGGGCAATAGCGGTCTGCGTCGTCATTCGCGAGATGACAACGTTTCTTATTTCTGTGAGGGTCATTTGTAGGCCTGAATCACACCATTAAACGAGACGGCATAGACGCCTGTCGGCGCTTGCGTAGAGTGACCATTCTCCAGCGGTACGGAGTAAGGGAGGTTTGACTGAATGTAAATCACCGAGTAGGCCGGCGTCTGATTGATGATGTTTTTACCATTGAGGAACGTCATCGTTCCCCGCGGGTCAGGCTCGGATGGTATTGAATGATCCGGTTCGCCGATGCTGACAAAATGCGACGCCCGAAAGGTTCCTGCCCGATACTCAGCCGGACGCCTGATATCCATGCCATCGTTAACACGGACTTTCTTTCTGAGACGGCCAGTCTTTGTCAGGTTGGCAGGATCGGCATAAAGAGATTCGTTCCATTCACCTACCGCTTTGTTGTACTGAACCGCAGTGGCGTTGATGGCCCACAGTTCCGGGTTACCTACAGGCGATCGCTGGACGATTTCATTCAGCAGCTGAATGGCGATGGTTCTTTGCCGTAACCTCACATCGTCCTCCACCAGCCCGGCGAATGCCGCCGGGTCAATGTTCCAGCCCTTAGCCATATCACGCCCTCCGCAGTTGAATGGAGTACGCAGCGCCAGCAGAATCGGCAGAAGCGGTGATGACCTCGTAGCGCTGGAGTACGCCAGTAATCGGGTCAGGTGCCGTGATGATGTGCTCAACAGCTGGCTTGTCGGTGACCTCATTAACGAGGGCGGTGAGTTTCACATCACCATGAAGGATGTTAACGCCATCGATGCGGCGGAGTTTATAGCGCGCCAGCACTCCGCGCCCCGAGTAAGTCACCTGCGTTTCAGTGCCGGTTTCCGTAACCGGGTCCCAGTCACCTCGAACGATGTATGTTCCAGTGAAATCCTTAACAGCATCCTGCAGGTCGGTATCGAATGCCGCAGCGACTTCGGTTTGCAGTTCATCACGAATTCCCATTGCACCCACCGCTACGCTGCTGAAGTTTGACGTTCACCGTACCGTGAAGTTTTCGGGTATAAATTTCGCCGTTGCGCTTAACCCGCAGCGGGAGCGGAGCAAACTCTACAACACCCTTTGCCGGGTTTGCGTAAACGACATGTCTGATCGGGTTTCCATTCACAAACACATCGCGAGGACCGAGCCCGTCACCGGCATAATGCACATCCGGATTTTGCATGTTACCCCCTTACCGCCGCTCAATATGAGCATGAATAAAGTCAGTTTTAAGCGACTCCATAGCGCCAACCATCACATAGGGGCGTCCACCGTTATGCCAGCAATCAATCGCGTTACCCTCATCATCAAGCAGTATCACTGCGACGCTGTGGCAGCCGCCGTTTTCGGCTCGCTCCAGAGCCTGTTTCAGCAGGCGAATAACCTGGTCGTTATCAATGTTGTGATGGCTGGGCTTTTGGAATGGGACCACCTTCAAATCGGACATATCACGCCCTCACAAAGAACGTCTGGAAAGGGTTAATCATCCACGGTTTGAGCATATCCAGCGCCAGCTGCAAATCAGGATCGAGTAATTCCGTGCTGGTGGTTGAGAGCTCAGCAAAAGTGCGGGAAACCTTCACATCATCGGCTTCGACGCTTCTGCTCGTCACAACCCCGGAATCTGTTTTTTGCTGATAAAGATTGCCTGCAGCGGCTACGGAAGCGATAAACGCTCCGGCTTGCTTAACTTCTTCAGGAATATGCTCCATGTCGATATCCTGAAGGTTAAGCGCCGTCATCCAGGTGTTTGCCTGGAGCACGGCTTTAGCCTTTTTGTCGGCGGCAGCCCAGGCATCCCCCAGCAACTCGTCAACATCCTGGATTGTTATATAAACGGTCATCGGATCCTCACCAAAAGAAACGGGGCTTTCGCCCCGTCAGTTAACCACCCGCTGGAGCAGTGAACGCGATCGCTTCAGTTGTTTTCACCACGCCGTCAACGGTAGCCGTCACCGTGAAGGAGCCGGCCGTAGCAGAGGTGAGTTTCACCGTCGAGCCACCAGCAGACCCTGTCTGTGACGTCGAAGCACTGAGTGTGCCGCCTGTAGACGTCCACGCTACAGATGCCCCGGAGACTCCTGCACCATTTCTGGTGTACTTGAGCGAAACGGTCACCGCGTCGGTACTGTCAGCAGTTGCGGAAGTTTTATCCACTGACAGGGTTACTCCCCCGCCGGGGCTTCCAGCTTAATCAGTACGCCTGCAGTGGATTTGTTACTGGTGAAATGTTTCTTCCAGTTCGCGCCAGTGCCGATTTTGGTCAGGTCAGGGTTAGCACCCTTCGTTTCATCCCAGCTGTAACCCAGCAGCTCAACGTTAACCGTACCCTCAGCGCGATAGCCGATGGCAAGGTTTTCCTGATTGTTGATGTCATAAGAACGGAAACCCGGAGCCTGTGATTCCGTTACGGATACCGCGCCGGCCACCAGCCCCAGAATCGCATCAACTGGCATGGTGTCGGTAACCAGTACAGGCTTACCGAGCGTACCTGGCTGTCCGCCATAAACCACCACGCCCGCTTCTTCGTAGATCTTGTTGTCAATAGACTGATCAACAATGTCGAAATAGGTCGTGGAATGCATAACGAACAGCGCAACACGGTTAAACTTATCGCCGTATTTACGCAGGCCGCGGGTCAGCGTTTTCTTACCATCAGTGGCAATATCCGCTGAAACCGTCATATCAGCATTTGCGCCAATGGCTGCCACAAGTCCCTGAAGTGCATACTTGATATAACCTTCAAGCGTCGCATCAGCGACGTCGACGCCGATCACCTCGGAGAATTCGCTTACATCGCGACCACGACGTTTAAACGCTTCTTCAGTGGTTTCATACGGGCCGTATTTCCACGGTGCCTTAACGCTGACAGATTCACCGGCACCGATTTTTTTCCCGTCTACAGTGCTGGTGGAGTTAACGTCGCGCGACTCAATGGAGCCGCCAACTTTATAGAAGGTACGTTTACGGAAATCACCCTCGATCAGTTCGTTATCAAGAATGATTGCGCCATTTGAGGCGGCGTTGAAGACTTCCAGATTATCCTGGCGACGCTCAAGAAACGCAGTCTGCGCGAGGTCGTCATAGATAATCAGGTCAGTGTTTACGGTCGTAGGCATTGATTAGTCCTTACTTAGGCAATTTGAGATAGGCCTGCTGGCCATGTTTGCGGATGTAGTCCGCTTTATCGCTTGAGCTCATTTCTGAACGTTTGAGGCTTCCGCCGCCGCCACCTGGCTTGTGACCACCAGCCCCGGAGCCTTCAGCACGTGGGAACAGGTGCGGGGCCGTCTCTTTCAGAGATTCAGCCCACTCAACAGGGGTGAGCGGAGTTTTGCCGTCTTTACCGAACAGAACATCGCCATTTGCATCAACTGCTACGGCCTCGCCTTCGTCGTTGAGCTGGAAAGTGCCTTTAGCACGTAGAATCAGATCGTCGGATGCTTCTGGCAGCGCGCCAGCCTTAAGCGCTGCGCTGCGGATAGCATCACCCAGGACACGATCACGGAATTTGTTGGAGAACGCTTCCGCCTTTTCAGCGCGTTCATTAGCGGCTTTGATTTGCTTATCCGAATCGGCGCGGAGGCGTTCAGTACGCTTGTTCAGCACCTCATCAATTTTGCCGCCGGCAATAAGCTGCGCTTCTTCATCATCAGAGAAACGCTGGAGAATGGTTTTCACCGCGTCAGGATCGATACCATCAAAACGCTTAAGCGACTCAGTGGACTCTTTGAGCTTACCGAGAAGTTCGCTATTTTTATTTTTCAGGCCAGAGACCTGAGCATTGACCTGCTCATCGATCAGCTTTTGGATTTCCGGCGTAATCTCAGGCGCACCACCACCGGAGCCACCGCCATCACCACCTTCACCACCAGCTGCCGAATAATATTTAATGAGCATGTTACGAATAAGCATGTTGTCCCCTTGGGATAGTTACCGTGGGCCTGGCCCAATAAAAAAAGGCCGCCCGAAGGCAGCCTGATTGAAGAATGTTTGTTGATTAAATTCTGGCGTTCCTGAATGCCTGCTCATCCTTTGAGCGCAACTGCTCCAGCGTCAGCCACTCGCCCCTGTCGTTGTAGAACTCATCGGGAGACATGCCGCCATCACGAATCAGCCTGGCGCGCGTTTCTCCGACAATCTCAGCTTGTCGCGTGAACGACTGCCGGGAGAACCAGTCCTGGTAATTCGTATCGGCCGGAACCTGTCCATCCATACTGGCGCGCGAGCTGTCCTTGATTTCGCCGACTTTGATACCCAATTCCTCGGACGATTTCAGGATGTAAGTTTCGGTGCTCCGACAGCAAAAATGGATTTTCCCCGGTCCCTGCAAATAAGGCACCTTGTGCCCTATCGGTTTGTTATCCAGCGTGTACTTGAGACGGTCGCGAATCCGACAATCCTTTGATGTCCGGTTATCCAAAGTAGATAACCACTGCTTACCCTTCAGAATGTCGTCGTTCGCTGCCGCAAAGCTTTGTCGGGCTGTCGATGCAAGGTGCCCTACTGCCGTTTTTGCAATGCTGGCTGCATTGGCCCGGCTCATCTGCAGCGCGCCGTCCTGGTAACCACGGTTAGCGTGACCACGCACCTTTTTTGCGATTTGCTCCTGCGTATCGCCCAGCAGGAATCCCTGCCTCACCGTATTGGATATCCGCGCCATCCGATCAGCTTCGAGGTTGCTGGCCCATTCACTCAGCAAACGTCCCTGGAATGGACGCCCCATCGCCGCGGCATAAACCGCATCCGGGGAGATGCCCACCAGCGGATGAAGAGCAAGAACATCGTCGGGGATCGCAAACTGGAAGAGGCTCATCTGAAAAGTGGCTTCGTGCTTCGCCAGTTCCTGCAGCTCGGCAGTAAGAGCTGCATACATCGACTGAATCGCATCCTTGTTTATCGCCCTGACGCTTACCAGTAACGCTTCCAGACGCGAAACGGTAAAGCTCTCAGCGTCCAGCGTATCAATAGCCACCAGCAACCTTGCGGTAAGTTCGGCGTCGCTGTCATTCAGGACTTTTATCATCCTGTTGGCAACGCCGGTACTGTAGCGGCTCACCCATATAGCGTGGGCTACGGATTCATCCTGCAGTTTGTCATTCGCCGTTGCCATTATTGCCACCAATCAGGTTAGGCGCGCCGTTACGAATAGCGTCAATGACAGTTTCAGGGTCATCAGCGGGATCTATCAGGTCAAGTCTCTGCAACGCCCTGACCATATCCGTGTCGCGGATCGCACCGGACTGCCAGGCATTGACGATTGCCGTTACCATGCCGGATTCAGCGACTTTGGCAATAAACTCCTGATTAATGCTGTAACGGTATCCCTCGCCTTTAATGCCGAGATATCTGGCGCACCAGCCGAGCGCCAGCGTATAGGCCTCCGAGACATTGGACACGCAAATGCCGAGCACCGATGTGGATGCGGTTTGTTCACCGCTCGATTGCGTGGCGGTTTTAACCGCGCTGTTTTGCTCGATAAGCCGGGCGCCAAGCTGAACAGAGTAATCACGCTTACTGTCCATTGCCTCTTTAGCCAGGGTGTTTGGTTGCGCCTGAGCATACGTAAAACTCCCCTCCTTCGGTAGCAGGAAAGGAGAACGAGAACCGACACGAATTCCCTTATCCTGCAGCCAGTCACGCCATGCTGTATCAAGACCTGAAATCACCGGCTGCACCTGACCGCAGAAAAATACGCTGTCTTCGTAATCTGCCGAATTTCGATAATGGCCAAGGTTGATTTCAACGAGAGCAGCTAACGGCGACTCATCGATGGTGGGATCGTTATTCTGCGCACCAACAAAAGTAAAGGGAATTTCATCCCAGAATTCCTCACCTTTTGGCTTCGGCTGATACTCGGAAGTGACGGAAAAAGAGCCTGCGTCAGCTGACTTTCGCCATACCCGGCAGACAAACTTTCCGTTCTCCAGAGCCAGTTCGCGATACTGGATTTCATCCTCGTACGCAAAACCATCTTCCTTTTCCATGCATTCGCGTAAAACCACCAGCACCAGTTGATCACGTCCATTGATGCGTTTGGTGCGCCAGTTAATGATGCTTTCCGCCTGATAGCGAAGAATGATCGCCTCATCGCTCTCTGCGGCATAATCCGTATAAAGCCCCTCGCGCGCGGCCTCCAGAATATTTTCTGTAACCTGCTGGGACTGCTGATAAATGCTTGCACCAGCACCATCGGCGTTATCACGAAGATAATTCAGCTTATCCGGTGCGGTCATGGTCGGGTCTTTTCGAAATGCCAGCCCCAGTAACCCCACCTTTGTATTGCCCGTTATCGCGTAGAAAACGGCGCGCTGAATGTAATCGGCATTGCGCTTTTTATTACGTGCAGATTTATCGGACGGATCCAGAAAAGGGAGGTATTCATTCCCGGCGGCCTTTACAGCATCAGCCCCTTTGCACACGTCACGAATTTTTTTCCACACGGGCATCGCCGCCCTGACCTCAGGGCGGACGTAAGTAATATCGTTATTGGCCATCAGAATGTCGTGTCCAGTGAAATAGAGAATGCAGGTCGAACGATTGGGAATTGCTTCACAATGAAGTAACCGGCGCCATCGTTGGGGTGATCGTTATCGCTCTTTTTATCCGGCTCGCCGTTTTTATCCCACACCTGTTGTTCCAGGCAGTCGGCATAGACCGGACAACGGGCCACGTTCACCTTATATCGGCGATCGCCATTACCATTGCAGAACATGGCGTTCATGGAGTTGATGCGGTCCTTTACCGGCGGGTTAGCATCATCAACGATGACGTTAAATCCGGCCTGTCGGAGTTGCTCAATATCTGTTTTGCTGGCGTTGTTTGACTTCCTGGAATCACCAGAGGCATCCGGATAAATATAAATCTCGCGGACCTTGCGGTAGTCTCCGTCGGCATACAGCCAGAAACGCTCCTTGATGATGCGTATCATGTCTGGCGTATCGTAAGCGTTGATAATCTCGGTTACCGCGTGCGGTAAGCCGAGCCGCAATACATGGACGATCCCGGCCATCTTCCCGACGTTGAAGTCCATCCCGATATAGAGTGCTTCACCCGGCTGCTCTTCTTCGCTGGAGTTGTTCAGCACCCTGTCGAACTGGTGATAAATGGTGCCACTGGTCAGGTTAGTAAACTGGCCGTTCAGATATGCCTTGATCAATTCCGGCGGGTAACTCGCCAGGAGCGAAGGAATATAATCATCCGGCAGGTTCTTTTCGTTGTCGAATGTCGAAGCCTGTACGAGACCATACATCGGCCTCAGTTCAGGTTTTTCCCTCACAGCCTTAACAAACTGGTTATAGACGAACTTAAATCCTTCAGGCGTTGTGGTCACATCAATGCCGTTACGCAGACCATCAACCTTATAACGCATACGCGCGATGATTTTTCGCCACGCCTGACGCGCCTTATCCGCTTTCAGAACGTCGAGCTCGTCCACCAGCGCATTGCCGATTTTAAAGCCGACTATCGTGTCCGGCTTTTCCATCGAACGACAAATTGTCGTGCCGCGGTACTGGCGGCCACTGTAGAAATGGACCTCTTTGTTGCTCTCAACGATTTTGACTTTCAGTCCCCAGTCGTGAGCAACCTCTTCCACCGTGGGATAGAAAATATCGCGGATCTGAGGATAGGTAGGGGCAAAGTAGCCCTGGTTTATTTTGGGGAACTCCCAGAACCCTTTGCATATTCCACCGCAGCCAACCCACGTCTTACCGGATCCAAAGCCAGCCACATAGGCTTTGAACTTTTGCTGCATAGCCAGAAAACGAGCCTGGGGAACGTTAAGCGTCGGAGCTATCGCCATCCTCTTCCCTCACTCGCGCATCGACTACGTTGATATTGATTGCAACTGGCGTTGGTTCGTCATCCTCCGGGTCAGTGGCCAGTTCTTTGCGAAGTTTGTCTATCTCCAGCTGCCGGCGCTCAATTTCTATCTGCTGCAGACGCTGGGCGAACTCACTATCAGCCAGGCCGAGACGTTTCATCACCGCCTCATACATGCGTTCACGACTGATGGCGGTTATCTCAACGCCATTCTTACCAAGCTTCACACCGGAATAGGCAAGCGCAGCATCCGGCGCCAGCTTGCGCGTATCGGCAAAGAAAGGCTGACCTATGCCATCGCCATTGCAGCGGGGGCATTCCGGGTTAGGTGCGCTGGTGTGGTCGTAACCGTAGCCGCCATCATCCAAAGGCTCGCGACGTTTTCGCTCAAGCGCTTCGAGTCGCTTCTCTTCGTACTCCACGGCATCACGCCATTGATACTGATGACCGAAGCCCCAGCAGTAACGGCAGCTCCCGCGGCGATACTGAGAAAGTTGGTTGGCGTCGAAGGTGGCAAGCCGCCACATCTGCTCAAGCACTTCATCAGCACTTCCCAGCGTGCGCACAATGGATGCTTTCTGCTGCTGCGCAATGGCCTGCGCAACGTTAGGATTCGTTAGAAGCTGACGGCCATAGTTTGGGTCGCTATAACCAGCGCGCTCTGCGGCGGCTGTGGCGTTATTGTCCTTGAGGTATTCAGCAATGAAGCGCTTTACCTTTGGACTCAGTTTGCTATCCACCAGCTCTTCTGCGCACTTTTCCTTTTGCGCAGTGCGCAATTTCTTCTGCGTAGGTTTTTGCGCAGTTTGCGCAGTGGGTTTCTTGATATATCGGCGGGCAGTAGCATAATTCAGTCCCTGCGCTTCACACCAATCCTTCGGTGATACGCCGGTTGCGGCATGATCGGACAGGAACCGTTGCTGAAGCTCGCCCCAGTCCGGTTTTGCCATGGTCTTTTCCTGTGGTTGAAGCCATTAAAAAAGCCACCAGATAGCTGGCGGCCTTTGTAATGAGTTCCTTAACTGGACAGTTCAGTCGCGGTATCAAACAACGCCAGCGCTTCGGTCGCTTCCTGAATCGCCTTGCGGGTTTTCGAGACAATCTCACTTTCCGTGTAAACGCGATCGAAAGAGTCTGCAAATAGCTCAGCTTTCAGATTACTGTCGCCAACCCAGTCAATGGCCAGCTTCGCCGCGGCAGTGTCGTAGTTAACTTTCTTGATGATGGTCAGGCGGATTTGTTCTGCAGGTGTAATTTCTGACATGTCTTACCTCTATGCGATGGGGGAGCATTATCGAAGCCCCTCGGAGAAGAGCTCCTGTAATGCTTTGCCACTTCCCGGAGTGGCCACGCTCATGCCCTTGAGTTTGTAAGCCCATCGGCCGCCCATAACCAGTCAGGATTGGCTGTCCTGATGCTTCCCCGGCGCTACTTATATTCATTAACCCTAACCAGATGCGAAGCTGGCTCACGACGAGAGACTCGGGCGCAGGTTATGTCCCTGCGATTGCCGCCATTCGGCTGCTGCGGTCTATCCGCTTATTGCTTCATGGTTTTATCCTCGCTTGCGGATAGGTGACTATTTATCCCTTAGTGGGGTTAGGTTCGGGCAGTTCGCCAGCACCGATTTGTTGTGCGCCAGAATGTCGCGCTTGGTCTGCTTATCCAGCACATCGATATCGTGGTCTGTCAGGTAGATAATTCGTACCCAGTTGCAGGCCGTATCAACCACCACCGGGGCGGGTAAACTTTTCGCGCAGCTCCCGATCAACATCGTCATCAGGCATATGGCTAACAGTCTGCTGTACATTGCTGGCCTCTCTGGTGGCTTCCTCTTTCCGTTCAGCCGCGGCAACGCTGGCGGTGGCGTTCTCTTCGGCGCGTTGCTGTTCGGCTTTCGCTTCTGCTTTGTTGGTACCGCGAGCATGGCCAATACCGAATGCACCAGCGATAGCACCCAGGATGAGGACCACCAGCCCAGCAATAATTTCAAAACTCATTGCTGCGGCTCCTTCTGTTCGTCGGCCTTATCTTTCAATGCCGGCTGGCGTACGTATTGTGAGAGCACCGCCAGCACTACCAGCGCAGGGCTAATTAGTGCAACGATATTTGGCGGAAGGATGTTTTTGATATCCGGCGGCAGCATTGCCCATGCATGAAGTGCTGCATCCGGGAACGACTGCGCCCATACACCGACCAGCGCGCCAGCAGCTCCCAGACGAACAGACCAAGTTCTAAGTAACAGGCGAGCATGTCCCACAAACTCAAGCCGGGTATACTTTTTTAACAGCAACAACGTTAAAACAGCCACCAGCGCAAGCAGGAAGAAGATAATTAGCTTCATAGGTTTACTCTCTCCTTCACCCACCCGAAGAGAAATTCTTCATTGGCTTCCCGCGCTTCCGTAAGTTCGAGATACCGTGCGCCCTGACTGCAGTTCAACCCTTTCAGTATCACCGTGACCCCTGCGCTACCCCGTACGGCGAGGTAACTGCGCAGCGCGGCGATCGTGATGTTCCCAATGACGCCATCCGGTTTCAGGTCGGGATACAGTTTGCCGCGTTGGTTCAGTGCCGTCAGCCAACGCTGCAGGAACGTTGTGGAAACACGCGGTCCCATGTTGACGCCGGTATCGCATAACTCTTCTGCGATTGATGCTGACAGTTCGGCGATCTTGTCAAATTTGGGTTCCAGCCAATACTGCTGCATATAGATTTCTTTCGCAGTTTCCCGAGGGAGCTCTTTCATATCGCCTTTGTAACCGTATGCACGCGCTGTGTTCTGCGTGATACCCCAGCGAGTAGGGCCACCTTTATCATTCGGGTTATTAACGTAACCCCCCTCTTTGCCGAGGATGGCTTCAATGATCTGGTCTGCTGTCATTGTGCTTTCACTCCTGTAATACGCTCCCAGAAATACGTAAGGGCTACAGAACCCATTGCACCGCTGATACCTGCAGTCGCCAGAATCATGTAAATACTTAGGCCGCCTTCTATGCTGACAAGCCCACCAATGACCCCGGTGAATCCCGATACCACGATTTGCGCGAGAGCGTTTATCCAGCTCCACTTCGCCTTACCCTGCTTTACATCCATCAGGAACCGGACTAGCCCGCCCCACCCAGCAATGATCAGCAGAGCTAGCCAGGTAATTCCGGCAATGCTCTCTTTGTCTTGCATATGCTTTGCCATAGGTTCACCTCCGAGTTAACGGGGTGCTGTGTGGTTAAAAAGTGACGAAAATTAAAAAAAACGAATGCGCCAAGACTTTACATTTAGGCTCAATGAGCCTAATATTGTTCTTGCGGTGGCGACAGAAAGCCACTCGGTCCGAGGAGGCTAAGCCACCGATAAGGACACTGATGAAACTCTCTGAGTTGACGATTACAAAGACGAACTTCCCTGAGGCAGATTTCTGGATTGTTCGTCGGGGCTCTTTAAAAACCTGTGGTGAACCGACCAGAACCTTTAACCCGGAGCACATCGGAATAAAGGTAGTCAGGACTGATATCCTTCTTCCTGATTACCTCTACTACTGCATGATGCACCTGCACCGCTCAAAGGTATGGGAGGCCAGAGCCACAGGAACCCTGAACCTCGTCAACATAAAGATTTCAGATGTGCGTTCTATCGAGTTGGAACCGCGCTGATGGATGGAGGGGGAAACCCCTCCTTATCAGGCTAACCAGAGATAAAAATATGAAAATCAGTATTCCGCTGCCGTCACTGAGCGAACAAAAGAAAATCGCTTATGAGGAAGGCATAAAAGAGAATGTGCGACAGCTGCAGGCCAATCTGAATGCGCCGGTGATTGATACTGGTTCAGAAATTAATGCCGCCGAATTCGGCGATAAGCATTTGTTGACCGAAGAGAGCGGGTGGGAACCACCAGCCGGCGAACTGATTGATGCATGGTTTACTCAGTTCAAACGTGCTTTCCCTGAATACAACTCAGATAAAAAGCTGGGTTATCTTCTTGGTATGGTCGGCAGTAATACCGATCGCAGAATCCGAACGTTCAGAACTGGCGAACGGCCGATACCCTACGGGATATGGCGCCGCTTTTTAGTTGTCACAGGGCGTGTCAATCAGGAAATCTTCGAGGTGAAAGGTTTCTTTTCTGACTGAATCCGCGAAATCTGGTTCAGGGCTCTTGCCGGCGGGTGTCGACGTGTCGTGCAGCACATCTCTACCCAAGAGCCCTGACCGGATCGCAGAAACGAAAAAGCCCCGGCGTTTGCCGAGGCTCAGATGTAAAAAAACCCGCACTATGCGGGTTTTCGCTTACTCCAGTAAGATTCGATCAAGCGGCTTGACGCCCACGGCGACGACCCTGACGTTCTTGGCTTGGAGCTTGTGCGATCTCTTCAAGAGAAGGGCCGATTTTCATTAGAAATTCCAATGCCTCGCCTGCTTTCTTGTAGGTTTGAATTGTGTCAAACACACGTTCTTTTTTCATGGTCATACATCACCTCTAAGGAAACTGCGTTCCAAGGTAAACATATACTTAGCATAAACCACATGCGTGCTAATGTTCACATGCCTATGTTAACACTGTGTATATGAAGCATCCATGATGCTTTAGCCACTTAGTGCTATAGCCCTAAGCGATTGATGCGGTTAGTAGCTGCTAACCGAAAAGCATCATACTGCTTTAACATGAGTACATAGTAGCAAAGATACAAGTACCCGTAGACAAATTAGGATTTTGTTTAACTTGCAAGCGTAGCGAGTACAGTCTGTAACTTCTCAAAGCTACAGTGCATCACATCTTGGTTGCCATCTTGCATTTCGAACCCAAAGGTCCGGTAGTAATCAATTTTATCTTCAACTGGCTCGATGATTTTTATTGCTTCACCATCGACCTGATTCATGAAGATCAATGCGGCGTATAGAGTATACAAAACCATCTTGCGACGCAATGGGTGATCTTCTGTATCTTTTACGAAGTTTTCCACTGCATGTACTTCAAAGATTTTCGTATCAATGAAGTAAGTACACAATGCCACACCCGCTGGGTAATGCTCAACAAGTTTATTCTCTTGCGAGGTCACAAGTTTGATACAGAGACTGAAGCAATCATCACGGTTACCGATCTCTGTTAGATACCACTCCCAGTTCAAATCGCCATAAGCTCTTGAGAGGGAATTTGCATCAATGTCACTTAAGGGACCTACAGCCAAATCAATGCCACGTTGGTCCATGTAGGATTGCAGTGTGTTGTAAGTTAACTGCGCAATTTCTTCTAATGAAAGCATTTGGTTATGTTTTTTTAATGGCAGGGATTTAAGGATACCACTTCGGCATAACAGTACCAAAAAATTACGGTTAAACAAATCCACTAACGTTTAAGACGAAAAAGCCCCGGCGTTTGCCGAGGCTCTAAAATTTCGTCTTCAACGGTGAACATACAATGCCCATCGTTAGAACAAATTAACACGAATTCGGGAAAAGTAAATATCTCAGCGCGTTATTTGTTTGAGCTGAGCCTCTGCCCACGACTCTTCTATATCGAATTTTGTGATCAGTTCGTCAAAGAATGGTTTAACCGTCTTCTTCCAAGTATCCAGGGTGATGGCGTCCGTTACCTGACAAATGGCACCGTGCACAGCAGTGGAGAGGATTCGCTCATACCCACGACCACCACAGCGCTTGCAGTTGCCCAAGACAGGTACACCCTGCTTCTCGGTCTCATCCTGGTTCACCACCTTCCCCCGACCGTGGCAGTCATTACAGGAGGCACTTACAGTCCCTTTTCCTTTGCACTTTTGGCAAAGCACCCGAACCTGCTCCCGTACAGATTTTACTTCTTCCCAGTCCGACGGCGAGATTCCCTTTGTTACCTTGACCCACTTTGGCGGTTTCCCATCTGGATACGATACTTTATTGGTGAATACCTCTGCATCGATGAATCCGGAACCGCAGCAGCAGTCACATTTTTTTTTGCTGGAAGCGCTTCGGGAATAATCCTCAAAAGCGAACGCTGCGAGGATCTTGATCACCTGAGGTTTTACGTTCGGCGCGAGCTTGCGCAGCGAGGCAACTTTATCGCATTTTGTCAGCGCGTAATCAGCCAATAGTCCGATAGCCCGATCCCGGTCATTGTTGCTAATGCCCATCTTGCCCAGGAATGCGCTATACCCCATTGCGGCACGTTCCTGCGTCATGCCCATTGCAGCCATAATGTCAGTGCCGGTTAACGAGTCTGATGACGTTGCACGTGGAGAATCGCTAATCATCGTGGACTTCGCGAAGTGGTATTTCACTGTATTTTCGAGGTTCATGCCGTTTCTCCCAGAGACTTATAAATACGGACAAAGTTTTTCAAAATTCGATAATCGGTCATTACAGTTCCGCGGCACCGGAAAAGGCGGAGCTTTTGCCAGCGTTCGCGGATGAGTTCGATAACGTCACGGCTCATGCGGCCTCCCGTTGTTTTATGAGCGCACGGCGTTGCGCGCTGTAATGGCGCCTGATGCCTTCCAGTTCTTCGATGGTGTATCGGTGAGGGGTATTGTTGTTTTCGAGCGCCTCGGCCCGCTCAGCGCCGATTTTCTCTACCAGGCCAATGCGGTACTGCTGCTGGTTTCCTGACATCTGTACGTTGCAGTGATGGCACTGCTTGTGAATGTTGTCCTCGTGGTAGCGCAGGTGCGATGCTTTACCACGGGAGCGATAATGGCCGGCTTCCCACTGAACAGTGTCGAAAGTGCCGCAACTGATGCAAGGCAAGTCGTAGTCTCGTTCGCGGATGTAGTCGTTAACGACACGCTGGGTCATGTCTTCCCAGTGCCTGAGGGGCTTCACCGCGGCTTTGCGCTTGCGCCAGTCGGCGCGCTCCTTCTTCTCTTTCGCCTTAGCCTGCCTTTCGCGCTTCTTCTCCAGTTCCTGCATGGCAAATTCAGCGCCATGCTCAGGAGAGCACCAGCGGTGGTTTTCGAATGCTGGAGTGAATTTCGCCCGGCAGATTTTGCAGCGTCTTTGGGGTCTCTTTGCCATACTCAACCCCACATCCGGTTGCGCCAACGGGAATCAGGACGCGGTGGATTCTTGTCTTCCACCAGCTCAGCACTGACGGTCCAGGTCGTAAAATCTTGGTTTAAACTACGTTCGACCTTAACCCCGCGTTTGCGGTACTTATCCATCAGTTCATCGGCCTGCTGGGTCGTGCAGTCGTAATGGTGAAACCATGAATATTTCATCGCCTCACCCCGCAAAGCTGAGCAATTGAGACGCTGCATTTTCAGCAGCTTCACGACTAGCGAATTTTTGAGACAGGATCCACCGCCAGAGCACATCTAATGAGGCCTGGTAAAGCTGGTGGAATTCGGTTTCATCCATACTGGCGAAAGAAATACTACGGGGATGCTTTTTCAGAGTGCCGTCCGGCAGCTGTAGCGCATCGTAATGGCCTGCTTCGACGATTACCCATGAGCGATAGGCGTCAAAGGATTTGCAGATGCTGATGCTTCCTGCTCGTTTTTCTGCGACGCGGTCAAGATACTGCTCGGCGATATCCTGGAATATCGACTCATTGCCGCCATGGGATGCAAGGAATTTTGAATAACCGAGAATCAGCCTGCGCTCGTTCGAAGAGATTGCGCCGCCGGTAGGCTCCCAGTATTCAAAGCCCAGATTGAGTAATGCGAAATATCGGCGGTGAAACGTCGGATTGCGGACAAGCTTATATTCGGCCTCCAGGACGGCGCCGAGCTTGCATTTTGATTGCAGAAAATCGCTGGTCTCCGGCGTTGCGGGGATCAGGATGCCTTGAGAATGTTTTATTAAGTGAAGCTGCGCCATCACGTTCTCCGGTGGCGCATCACTGTCAGGTGGCTGGTTGTTCAGACCAGCACTGCAAGTATGATGTAGCTAGCTGTTAAGAGTCAATTTTTAGAGCCCATTTCCTTGATAACTTCCACCAACGATTTCCTTGTCCAGAGGTGTTCATCTTTTGCAATTTTTCTCACCGACACTTCGCTATTGATATTCGTTAGAAGAATTCGGTCATTCAAAGCTAATCGAAATGAGCACAAAACATGTCCGGAACCATCCGTGACGGTAGCCCAAAGATTCTCCTTCTGATTTGGCTCAATACCATCTGTCACATTACCCCCTGAGCGACATACAGACGCACTCATAGAAAACGGGTAGCAGCATCAAGGGTAACGCTAATGCGATGCTCTGGGATAAGAGCCGCCACCATCAAAATCAAACTAATAAAACCAGTCGTCAGCACTTTCCCACGTTTCTTGCAGGATTTGCTCTACACGCTTTTTATCGCCATCAGCGCCGCCCAAAACACTGAGTCCATCATTGCTGGTGATCCGTATTCTTAATTTGCAGTCGTCATAGGACTTGGATAACCGGCGCAGCAGTTCCTTTTCAAGCGCAGGAACAGCCCCGGTAGGGAGTTTTTTGTCTTTTGCAATTGTGAGTTCTATTTTCATAATGAGCACCTCATGTGGATACTGTATAAATAAACAGTATACCTGGAGAATGAAATGGTCAAGACATTAAAGGCACTTTTTGCGAACTCCATGCTTATGTTTAGATTGAGGTTTTTGAGAAACAAAAAACCCGCCTAGGCGGGTTAACTCTTCGCATTCTGCTCTGTCATCTCGATGTAGCGTGGGTCAGATGCGCGTGGGAGTTGTAAGCTTTGCTCGCGGTAGAAACGCACTCGCTCCATAAAATAGTCGCGAAGGTGTTCAGGCTGTTCTCTGGCGACGACTTCGGCAACAACTGGCATATTCAGGCGCTCTTTGTACGCGACGCCGCTGGCTGCCAGGTCGACGTTAACCTTGTCCTGTTCATCTTTCGGTTTAGCTGCAATGTTCCACTGTGACATAAAAAACCCCCTCGATATTCTGAGGGGATTATAGTTTAAGCTGCGGCTCGCGTCTGGCACATTTCTGGCAAATTAGCCCTTACCAGCGCCTCAGCGAATGGCGGCGGCACAGCGTTGCCGCAGCGCGCAACTTGCTTATCCTTCGCATACTTAACGCCGCGGTAATCCTGGTCGATGATGTACCAGTCCGGGAAGCCCTGCGCGCGGTACAGTTCGTGTGGCTGCAGCATACGCATGCCGATATCAACGATGCGGTAAGTTACCCCGGCGATTTCCACCAGCCCGGTGCTATCGGCTCCGCAATATTCTTTCAGGAACGCTAGCACCAGTTGCGCGCGCTCTTCGTCGTAGTCCTCAACAGCGAGAGTTGTCTCGACTTCCCCGACATGCTGGCCACCAGCGGTAATAGTCGGCATCGGCGCATCAGTCCGTTGTCCGTCACGGCAGGTACCGCGCAATTTGACCAGGTGGGAGGCTACAACAGCGTGGTGATTGCCAGTCGTAACCGTATGCGCAGGAGATTCCACGGAACCGCCAGGATGCCCGGTATTGTTCACCATAAGATGCGCCGCAACTACCGCATGATGGTCAACTGTCGTCACTGCATGTGTCGGTTCATCCAACCCAACACCGGGCCCGGTGTAATTTCCGCCGTAGTGCTTCGCCAGGAACGCGCTCACCGTCGCGAATTTGTTTCCGCCAGCGGTAACAGTACCCAGCGGCTTGTCCAGTTGCAGCACGCGCGGCTCCTGACCGTGGCGCTCGCCATATCCCATCTGAATCAGCGTCGGCGTCACCAACTGCGATTTTCCGCCATCGCCAGCCGTGATAGTCGCGTTCGGCACGTCCGCCCGGTGGCCGATGCCGGCGCCAAACTGCCGGGCAATAACCGGAGCGACGACGCAGGCACGGGATTCTTTCAGGATGGTGTGAGCGGGTTTATCGAGAGGACGTGGTTTAGCCTGATATTCGCTGCCGCCATTCCCAGCCATAAACGGTGCTAACGTCGGGACGGCGAGCGCGTAGCCGAGTTTTTTTGTTATGGTCTGAAGTGGCGCGCCTAACTCTTGACCACGAAAACAATCGTATTGCCCTTTTGTCGTGGTGTGGTTGCACTTGACGATGAACGGCTCGGCACTGTCGATAACAAATCTCTGGATGCCCCGGGCAATGCGTCGGAGCGTATTTTCCGCCAGCGGCTTTTTGCGGCCAAAAATCGACGGCGCCGGGATGGACCAGTCGATGCATTCTGCAGCTGTTCGCCATGGAGCTAGCTTTCCAGCTTTAACCGCTGCTGATTTCGGATCTCCATGAGTGACTTCCGGCCATACTATCGGCTTGCCGTCCCGGCGCATAACCATGAAGAAACGTTTTCGGATAGTTGGCGCGCCGTAGTCGCAGGCGCGCAGTTCGCGATAATCGACGTCATAGCCCAACCCGGAAATCAAACGCTTTGCCTGGTCGCTATCCGGCGATAACTCCAGAAACTCGCAGCATTCTGCCAGCGCCGGATGGTTCACCGGGATACCCGTTGTCAGCATGCCAACAAATGCCCGGAATGTTTCGCCGACGCGCTCTGGATCCGGACGCATTTCTGCCGCCAGCAGCGGTCCCCAAGTTTTAAACTCTTCCACGTTCTCCAGCATCATTACCCGCGGGCCAACATCCAGCGCCCAGCGTATAACGATCCACGCCAGCCCACGAATTGCTTTTTCAACTGGTTTAGCCCCTTTCGCTTTGGAAAAGTGGCGGCAGTCCGGCGAGAACCAGGCCAAACCAACGCGGCGGCCGGCAGTCGCAACTTTCGGGCGAACTGAATAAACAGACTCGCAATAGTGCAGCGTGTCCGGGTGATTGGTGGTATGCATCGCTACCGCGTTCGGGTCGTGGTTTATGGCGATGTCCACACTACGCCCAATCGCTAGCTCGATGCCCGTCGATGCGCCGCCGCCACCAGCAAAGTTATCAACTATGATTTCACTATTAATCACGCGTATTTCTCCATGGCGCAGGCTAGCGAACCTGCCGCGGCGATAATTGATGGTACCGGCATTTTTTCCAGCCACATGCGGTTGATATGGTGCTGCAGTCGGCGCTGGTGGTGCGCCGGGAGCGCCCCGGCGTTTTCAATCTGAGAGAAGACCATACTGACTTCCGCTGGCCATACTGTTTCAGGGACATCCACCAGCAGAAGACTTTCCAGTTCCTGCACGCGCTTGCAGGCGTATTTAAGTGAAGCGTCCATACTCATCCCTCCCTCTTGTTGATTGAGGGGACCACGGTTCGGGCATAAACAATGACGCCATCTTCCGGTCGCTTACGCGGCAAATAGATCTCGGGGCGTGGCCAGAGTGCAATAAAGCGTGATTCTCTGTTTTCCAGGCGGTAATACGCTTTCTCACTCATTACGCCGACCGGGCGAAAAGATTCCTCTTCGCGATCGAGTTCGCCGATGCGCTGCTGCGCCTTCTCCAGAGCCTCTACCAGCGCATCAATGTCTTCAATCTTTACAAGCAGAACATCGTGGCCAAACTCTTTTGCGTGGGCAGCGCGACGCTTGAGGCTGGCTAAAAGCCTGGTGATATCAGTCATGCTGCACGCTCCATTTCTACTAGTCCGATACGAACTGCATTCAGGATGCGATCGAGATATTGATATTTCGGATTAGGTACAGACGGCCATCCTGCATACCAAGGGACGTCGCCAAACAAATTCAAAAGCTTGTCCCCAACGATAAAATCACAGCAGTTCGCCTTCACATCCTCCGCATTTTCGGCCTCTGTCCACATTTCACGGGCATCACCCCTATCAATTTCCTGTTCGCGGCGAAGCTTGATGATTTGCGATTTAACGAATTCAAGGTTGGCGTCGTTATCATCGTCTACCGAGCTTTCAAGCCGGGGAGCTAAACACCCGATAAGGTAATCATTACTGACGCGCTTTATGAACGCTTGCACAGTGTCACCGCCCATCGCAAACCATGCGCCAGTCCATGCCTGGCCGTAGCAGGTGACAGTGATTCTTCCCTTTCCTGGCTCATAATTTTCAATCATTACCCGCACAGGGTCTAAGCGTTCAGCGCCGGTAATGGTGAAAGACAGAACATCCATTTTTTCGATAGTGATGCTCATTTCTCGGCCCCCTCGCGCAGCATGCTGGAGAATTCGTAGGCAGCATCAGGTAATGAGCGGTAATAAGCCTTGGCCTCAACGAATACAGAATTTTCTTCACCGCAGTAAGCCGCAAACTCTTCCACCCCATCAGCCTTTTTCCCGGCTATGATGCGATCGATGGCGGGGGTGTCGAGCAGCACATGCGCCGCATTTGTCACTGAGCTGTATTTTTCGTCTGGGATGAATACACAATCAGATGAAACGACTTCGTATAACCACCAAAGCGCCTCTTTCAGCCCCACATTCTCCGCCGCCAGTTGCTTCACCCAGTTCTGCAGGTCTACGCCAACCGGGCAGCCTGATGCTTCTCGACTCTTCTCAAGAGTGAGCGCCAGTGCAGTTACCTCCCCGCCATCTGGTGAGAGATTGGAACGCTGCAGATCATTAACGCGATATGCGCGTACTTCGGTCTCATCAACTCCGCAGCAAATGCACCAACAAACATCTTCCATTTCGTCATGGAGTGTTTCGGTTGCAGGAGACTGCACAGGAACATCAACCCAAGAATTTGAGCGAAGCTGACCAATCACCTTGTGAACGAACATCTCGTTAGGCACACCATGGCGCTTTTGCTCGATGATGGCGTAGTCACCAAATTTGAATTCGATTTCGTTATTCATGCCTGAGCCCCTTCTAACGCCGCTGCTATCTCTTCGAAAAAGCCATCTCGGGTATGGCTGGTCATTGCTGGTAAAAATACGGCCATCAGCCTGTTTGTGTCGCAGTTCTCATCGTCTGCGAACAGAGCGATTTTTTTATCCAAGCGCACCTTCGCTTCCTGCAACTGCTCGTTTTTCTTGTTAGTGCGCTGGATATAGTCAGCGATGATTTCTATTGCCTTGTTTGTGTATTTTTCGACGTGCTCAGCCATGTGAACCACCTATCGCCTCAATCGTTTCCAACAACAACCGGCGGCGCGTATTCTCAGCAAAATGACGGCGCCCGGTTTCTTTGTGGTAAAACTCGTTCTTGCTGACTACCCACATCCTTTCCGTTGCGTGCAGCTTTTTCCGTTTCGGACCGTCTTTGGTTATTACGATCCCGGTATGAGTTTTCACAATTGTCATATTCCCTCCCGGTACGAAGGGCATGGCCTACTGGCATGAATGGCCTCCTGAACATCCAGGACCCGTTGGAATACCGGACTCCCCAACAGGCTGTAATTCATCCCAACAGCTGCTTTCGGAACCAGACCAAAACGCTTCATGTCAAAATCGATAACGGCGCGCTGGTCGCGGAATAAACCGGATCGGCCATGACGAACGACTTCGCCAGTGGCTTCCGCTTCGCGGAAATATTTCAGGACGGTATCGCGGCTTAACCCCAGTTTTTTCATTGCATCGCTGGTCGTCAGGCGCCCCTGATGTTTCGTGATACGTATCACTGCACGGACATACTCACGGCGCTCAGCAGTTGAAAATGCTCTAGCCATGATTCCGCCCTCTTCCCAAACCGAACTTCGCGCGAATCTCAGCAATTTTGTTTAACCCCTGCTCGTTGCTTAGCGGACGTCCGCCGAGTTTTGGGATCTGCTTAACCGGTTCTGGAATCGTTTCTCCGGCGTTCAAGCGACGAACCATACGCAACAGTTCATCCGATGCTTTACGACGCAGTTCTGAATCACTGAGGCCATTTGCGCGCATATCGGTATACAGTCCCGTGACCATCCAGTAGCAGGCTTTGTGCTTCAGCGTGGCCGGGATGACCTTATGCTCAGGCCAAGGATATGACTCTGCATCAGGGTACTGTCCGCGAGTTCGGCAATACTGGTAGACCATATCAACCAGTTCATTCGCATCTGGAAGTCCAGCAGAAACAGCTTGTTCAGAACGGCACCAGGCGACGAACTGTCCCGGCGACGGCATGAACGGTTTTTCCTGTTTGCGGGCAACACGCATTCCGGCGTTAATCTGCTCCATGGTGGTGATCCCGTTCTCTTTGAACGCCAGAAGCCATTGCCGACGCATCTCGTTGAGGTCTTCTGCAGACTTGCTGGCCAGTGCAGGGAATACGGCGAGCAGCTGGCGAAACAGCTCGTTGAATATCTCAGCCGTTTTTGTCGCCTGATGTGCAAAGCTATGCGCATCCTGCATTTCAGGCATGCCGGCGGCGATACGCTGGAAGTTCTTCCGGTCAAAGTTATGCATGCTTTCTGCGAGAGATTTCATTCAAGTACCCCCTTGATCCAGTCGGTATTGTCCAGCGCAGCTGCACAGGATTTCGCGTGTTGTGGGTTTGGGTTGCGCTGACGTTTTGTCGTGAGCTTATCCCACTGTTTTCGCAGGCTGGTGGGGCTCAGAATGTTGTTCTGCCAGAAGCTGTCTTCGTTGGCCCACTTGAACAATTCGCAGATTTCGTAATGGCTGCGCTTGTCCTGCATACGCATCAGACGGATGGTGTTTGCCCATTCAACCCAGTTCGGTTCTGAGAGTGAGGCATTCACGGTGAGGGCTTTATCGAAAATCCATCGCGCGGCTTTGAGGTCGTCAGCTGTTCCCCAGGATTTTCCCGCAGGGGTATAAATCCCATCGACCGCTTCTGGATGACGAGAGAGAAACTTCAAAGTTTCCTCGTTTCGGGATTCTTTAGAATTCCGAGACGAAGAAGATCTTTTACTATTGTTCTTGTTCTTGTATTGGGTGTCTCCCGTTTCCGGGAAAGGTTTTCCCGTTTTCGGTAACACTTTTCCCGATTCCGGGAAGAGTTTTCCCGTTTTCGGTTTGTCTAAAATCCACTCAGATAGCTCAGTATTTATACCGACAATTTTCATCACTCCCTGCTTATGAGCGAAGATAATTTTCCGCTCCGCGAGAGATTTGATTGTGTCGGAAATATGCGACTCTCCGAGGTCTGTAAGCTCAGCAATCACCGTGTTTGTTACTCGGTCCTGCTTCTTGTTCCATCCATAGGTAAGCCAGATAACAGCCTCAAGACACTGCCACTCACGACCAGACATCCGCAGACGTGGCTTGAGCTTCTGTATCTCGTTTGCGATCTTGGTATACCCGTTAGCCAGGTCGGCCATTTGACCTCCCGAACGCTCGGTTTTAATCGGAAAATTGATAACTTCAGCGGTATTTGACATACTCACTCCGTGAACTAAGAGCCCTTTTTTCACACCCCGAAGACTGGCTGTGTTGGCGCACAACAGTCTTCACCCACTCAGAACAACCCAACCTGGTTATTCCCCTTACGGATTGATTTCTTTGCTTCTCGCTTTTCTGCAGCGCTGGTTTGCTTCTCAGCCCACAACCTGGCGTGGCGCATAACATCATCAAAAATGCCTCCCTTACGACTGGCCTGAGACATGCGCTTGTACATATCGACAGCCTGAAATGCCCCCCCTGAGCCACGGACTGGGTAAATCCCTGCCGGATAAGCTCTTCGCGGACGTTTTTCTCAATGAATTCGATATGGTTCACGTAAACCTCCCGCTACAACGTGCCGAGCATTGAGGTGACGATTGCCATTAGTGGCCCCGTTAGCTCTGGGTCAACCCGGAACATCTCGAATATTCCCTCGCTCAGTTCTTTCAGCTTTTGATGGCGTGGAGCTCCCATAGCAACAGCAACCTTCGCTTCGCTGGTCTCTTTCTCCAGTCGTGCCAGGCGTGACATGAAATTGTCCTCAGGCAACAGGCGGTGGCGGTATTCCAGCGGGAGGACGGCCATGATGGCTGGCGTCAGAAGACGCACATTCGCGCGATACTTTTCAGAATCGACCTCGTTATCCAGGTAACGGAAAAGCTTCTGACGGGCGCGGCTGATGTCCGCGGGAAATTCAATTTCTTCCCCGCCCTGCTGGCGCCACTCATCGATGATGTATGCCGAAACAACATCCTGACCTTCAGCTGCAGCCCACGCGCGAACGGCAGAACGAATGCCGTCGTGGTCTGCCACTTTCGCCTGATTTCGCTTTATCAGAGCGCCGGGGTTGAATCCGGTATTTTGTTGAAAGGAAAGTGTTTGCATGGTCCGTCTCCCTATTTCGGCAGGCCGTCAGTCGGGTTTGGATATGACATAGGGTCCACCTCATGAGGGGTTACTTCCCAGTCAAGAATCTGGCAAAGAGGAATAACGCGCCTTGGTGGAATGTTCCCTTTTCTCAGCCATTTACCTACAGCCTGAGAAGACACACCGAGTTTTTCGCCAATGCCTACCTGCGACATGCGATTGCTAATTTTTTCTTTGGTTTGTTTGTCCATCTAGCATTTCCAGTTTCGAGTGATTGTGGCTGGAGAATAACACTTAAAACTTTAGGTTCCAACAAAAATCAAACCAATAGTTCTACTGAATTGCGAAACCATTGGTTGTAAAATGGAAAAATGAATAAAAACTCTCACCCAGTGTTTGCCAAACGCATCCAGCAAGTAATGGATGAAAACGGCTGGACGATGGCCGATCTTTCTCGGCGCGTGATGCTTTCGCACACATCGGTGCGGAAGTGGGCTAATGGCGCTTCTGTAGCAAGTGGCGAACGTCTAAAAAGACTTTCAGCTGCGACGGGTAGACCTGAGCATTGGTTTTTCATGGACCCTAACGATGAAGACGCAAACTCTTCAAGCAGTGTTCCACGGGTTTTGGATGAGAAAGAAGAAACCCTCCTTTCTCTTTTCAACCAATTACCAGAGGCTGAAAAGCTTCGTCTGATACTGCACACCAAAGCAGTGCTTCATGAAATGGACCATCTAAAGAATGATGTTTTCGACATCATGAACGATTTGAAAAAGTAATCGTTTACCCCTCTAAAACTAAAAGGCACCCACCGGGTGTTTTTTTAACCCCCTAAATGCAACCAAAAGTTCTATTTTAGCTTTACACATCGAACCAATGGTTGTATCTTTCCTTTCATCGACAGCAAACGCATTGCTGTCAGGTGGTAAATGTTCCGCTGGCCGGCGACAAGGCAGAGGTTGAAATGAGTAAGCAAGGCATCAGTGCCCTGATCATTTCGGCAGTTATCGGGTTCTTCATCTGGACGGCGCTAATCAGCGCACTGTGGGAGATTTTCTAATGATAAAAAAATATGAGGATGTTCAGGTTATAGACCTGCTTTGTATTCATGAGGTTCAGGGAGAAGAAACTCCATGTGACGCTGACAATCAGGAAGTCGTCATTGAATCTGCAACCTACGAATGGTTAACAGGTGCTTTATGACTGGAAGCCTATTCGCACTGGTTCTCACTGTCGGCATGCTGACTGGCGGAAATCAGGACGTTCTTCTCGGTGTATATGACAGCGAGTCGGATTGTAAGAAAGCAGCTGTTGAGCAGGGAGTTGAAGAAAACTGTTACCCGCTTAAGGGTGTATTAGCAGAAAACCCAGCCGCATTTACGGCGCAGATGTAGGGGGAGTTATGCAGAAGAAATGCGCTTATTGCCGCAAGCCGATTGAGGAAGGCAAGGAAGTAAAAATAACCATCCTCATCATTCACGGTTCGCAACTGGCGCCACGGGAAAGAACCTATTGCTCTACGAAGTGCGGTCAATACGACCAGATGGCCAACGAGGCCTAACGTAAAACCCGCCGAAGCGGGCTGTACGTCCGGTGACACCGACCAAAGTTCCACCGGAAATTACCAAAAACCAATGAACACCCTGAATGGGCGCTATCAATGGCCCGAGGGATTCTACATCCAAAATTGAGGCTATCACATGGAATATTTTTATCTGATAAAAGCGACTCAAAAATCGGGTAAAGCCGATGCTGTAATCTGGCGTTCTGCAAAAACCGAATCCCGCGCGCTGCTGCAGCTGGACGTTGACCTGGAAGATGCTGAGATCGAAACAGGCCGCGGCAAAGACTATCAAAAGCCAATCCGTACCGATTTCCCGGTATTTAACGATCTTCCGGCTGAAGGTGTTCTCGATTACTCCTGGTGCGAACGCTACCAGCTCGCCGACGACGGTCGCACCTGGGCACTTAAGCCAGGACAAGAGCCTGCGGACGTTCATCACACCGATGATGCTGAAGTATCCTCTGAGCCTGTCACTGGCGAGTTGGTTGATGACAATAGTGCTGACGATGCTAGTGATGCTGGTGATGTCGATACCGTGGAGTCGTTCGGCAATGCTGAATACGAAAACGATAAAAACGCCCTGTTCAATATTGCTGAGCAGCCATTCCGCATTAAGCTGCTGGCGCAGTACATGGCGAATGATAACCACGTCTATCAAATCAGTATTCCACACCGTAAAGAGCTCGCAGTTCTGGAAATGGATACCGATAACTCCGCAGTGCAGGATCTGATTCTCGCCGCCGAGAACGTCCAGGGTTTGAAGGATGCCGACATGCCTACCCTGTGGAAATTTACCAGCGCCAACAAAGCAGTATTTCCTGAAGGTAAGCGCCACGAACTGGGCAAGCGTATCCAGTTTGCAAAACTGTGGTTTGAAACTCCGCACATTGACCGCGGCATACTCGTTCGCGAATGGTCTGCCGGCAATTATATTTCTGCTGTTCAGAAAACGGATACCGGCACCAATGCAGGTGGCAGCAATAAAACCGATCGCAATCCTGACTATACCCATACGCTTGAGACGCTTGATGTTGAGATTGCGCTGGCCACAATGCCGATGGATTTCGATATCTACAATTTCCCGGCGTCTATTCATCGCCGTGCTAAAGAAATCGTCCAGAAAAAAGAAAGCCCGTTCAAAGAATGGTCTGCTGCGCTGCGTAAAACCGCAGGCATCCTGGACTATTCGCGCGCTGCAATTTTTGCCCTTATTCGTGGCGCCACCAGCGATATTCACCATTTCCCGGTAAGCCTGCAGACCTATATCAATGCGAACCTGACAGAGCATAAGCATGACGCGCCTTCTGCTGAAACGCTTGAAAAAGCCGGGCATGTCTCCTCTGCATCTGTTGTGCTGAACGCTGTTAATCAAGCTAAAAATGGCGATGAAAACAAACCGGAGCTGGAAAACCTCGAAACTGCATATCGGGTTGTTGGCTCGCAACTGGTGGAAGAAGCCCAAAAAGAACGGTCGGCCGTGGATAAGATTCTCGCAGCTGAGCGTGGAGAATATATCGAAGGGATAAGTGATCCGGATGCGCCGAACTGGGTAACGGAAGACCTGACTAAACCCAAACAGCCTGAAGTTTCTAACATGGGCAATGGTGTTTTTTCGATTGATGGTCTGATGGATAACCAGCCAGCACCAGCACTTTCCATCGTGGACCAGGCGCGCCAGCGCGCTGCAGAAGAAAAATTACATCCAGCTAATTCCGGGGAAACCACCAGCGATGTGCAGATGGAAACGTCTCAGCCAGTCGAAGACGAAAATGATAATGCGGTATCAGCAAGCGAAGGCACTGATGCAACTGCTCCGCAAGCAGATGCCGTAAACATGCGAGACATTCTTGCTGAGCGCTGCCCTGACCTTACCGCGGCAGTATTGAAGGACCAGCAATCAGCAACTGCAGAAGAAGAGCATGAGCCAGAGCCTGAAGCAACAAAATGGCCTGAATTCTTCGAGCCAGGTCGATATGAAGGTGTTCCGAACGATGTTTACCACGCGGCGAACGGCATCAGTTCGACTCAGGTTAAAGATGCCCGTATCTCTCTGATGTATTTCGAAAAGCGTCACGTCTCGAAAGTCATTGAAAAAACGCGCTCTCCTGTTCTGGATATGGGCAATCTGGTGCATGCGCTGGCGCTGCAGCCTGAACAGCTGGAAAAAGAATTCAGCATCGAGCCGGAAATCCCTGAAGGCGCCTTCACCACGACTGCGACGATCCGCGCGTTTATCGACGAGTACAACGCCGGTCTTCCGCCGCTGTTGAGTGCTGACGATATCAAAGCATTGCTGGAGGCGCACAACGCCAGCCTTGTCGCCCCCCTCAGCACCGATGATATCAAAGCTCTCATTGAAGAACACAACGCTAGTCTGCCAGCGCAGATCGCTCTGGGGAACGACATCAACGAAACAGGACAGAGCTACATGTCTCTGCCGGTTGATTTCCAGCGCATTGAAGAAGGACAGAAACAGACCGCTGCTGCAATGAAAGCCTGTATCAAGGAATTCAACGCCACCCTTCCGCCACAGCTAAAAACCAGTGGCAGCCGGGAAACGCTGATGGAAACGCTGGCGATTATCAATCCGGATCTCGTTGCACAGGAAATGCAGAAGCCCGCACCAGTCAAAACCAGCGGAAGTCGTGATGCCCTGTTGGAGCAACTGGCGATTATCAACCCTGACATGGTCGCTCAGGAGGCCCAGAAGGCGCAGCCGCTGAAAGTATCAGGCACCAAAGCGGATCTGATTCAGGCCGTGAAATCGGTTAAACCGGATGCCGTGTTTGCCGATGAACTGCTGGATGCATGGCGCGAAAACCCGGAAGGAAAAATACTGGTTACCCGTCAGCAGATGAGCACTGCGCTGGACATACAGAAAGCACTATTTAACCACCCCACCGCCGGCAAGCTGCTCCAGCATCCGAGCCGCGCCGTTGAGGTGAGCTATTTCGGTATTGATGAGGAAACCGGGCTGGAAGTTCGCGTACGCCCTGACCTTGAGATAGACATGAGCGGCCTGCGCATTGGTGCGGACCTTAAGACCATCAGCATGTGGAACATCAAGCAGGAAGGCCTGCGCGCGAAGTTGCACAGGGAAATCATTGAGCGCGATTACCACCTCAGCGCGGCTATGTACTGCGAAACCGCTGCTCTGGATCAGTTCTTCTGGATATTCGTTAACAAAGACGAGAACTACCACTGGATCGCCATTATCGAGGCATCTGAAGAACTACTTGAACTCGGCATGCTGGAATACCGCAAAGCAATGCGCGCCATCGCGAACGGTTTCGACACTGGAGAATGGCCGGCGCCGATCACTGAAGACTACGCCGAAGAACTTAACGATTTTGATGTGCGCCGTCTCGAAGCGCTGCGCGTACAGGCATAAGGGGGAATGACAATGTCCAATTTAGTCGCAACTACTGAAAACCAGACCCAGAAGATCGACAACGTTTCCATTCTGACGAACGGCGAATTGTTCAACCGGCTGCGCACGCTTTCTGAAGTAATGGCCAACAGTGGAAATTTCGTTCCTGAACATTACCGCGGTAAACCAGATGCGTGCATGGCTGTAGTGATGCAAGCAGCACGCTGGGGTATGGATCCGTTTGCAGTGGCACAGAAAACCTTCATCGTGGGTAACTCAGGTGTGCTTGGTTATGAGGCACAACTGGTGAATGCGGTCATTAACACCATGGCCCCGACCAAAGACCGGATCCATTTTGAATGGTTTGGTGCATGGGAAAATATCGTTGGCCGCTTCATTAAAAAAACCAGCGGAAAAGGTAACGACTACATCGCGCCGGGCTGGGATTTGAAAGATGAAGCAGGCGTGGGCGTCCGCGCCTGGGCAACGCTCAAAGGAGAATCAGAACCTCGCGAGCTTGTTCTGATGCTTTCTCAGGCACAAGTCCGCAATTCAACACTGTGGGCGAGCGACCCCCGCCAGCAGTTGGCTTATCTTGCCGTTAAACGCTGGGCGCGACTGTACTGTCCGGATGTGATCCTCGGGGTATATACCGCCGACGAAATTGACGAACGCGAAGAAAAGGTTATCAACCCGGCGCAGACAGAAAAAGTCTCGCTGAATGAGATAACAAACTCCGTTGGCGCTTCCACCAGCACGCAAGAGTCTGCATCTAACGTCGACTCAGTTGCCGATGGACTCCGAGACCGAATTGATACAGCTGACTCAGTGGATCAGGCCAAAGCCATTCGCGTAGACATCGAATCACAGAAAGCTCTGCTGGGTACTGCTCTTTATACCGAACTGAAGAATAAGGCGGTGAAGCGCTACTACCTTGTTGATGCACGAAACAAGATTGAGGCCGCGATCAACTCACTGCCTAATCCTGGCGAACCGGAAGCTGCCGAGCTGTTTGCTAAAGCGGAAGGCACCCTCAACGCTGCCAAACGTCACTTGGGCGATGAACTGTACGACCAGTTCCGTATCACCCTGGACGACATGAAACCGGAATACGTGGGCTAAGGGAGGCGGGAGGGGCCGCCCTCCCGGTTACGATATGAGCAAATCACTTAACGCACGATGCATACGCCGCTGGAAAGTAGAATTCAAAGGGCGCTGCGATTCGAAATATAGCCCCTACTGGCACAAGCGCGATCTCCGCGGTTACATCCGTGAGGCTGCCCTGACTACGGCGTATTGCATGGTTGAAAACTTGGCCTACAACAACGCAATGCACGATTTTTTCGCTGATGTGGGTGACAGGAATGGCTGGTCGCCTGAGTTCTCAGCCTGGTATGACGAACGCCGGGAGCAGTACCTCAAAGAAGCGCGTGACTACCTGAATGAAGAAGCCACCAATGACGAAATCGACGACGAAATAGAGAACGAACTGGAGGCCTGGAATGACTGACATCGCCACATTCACTAATGAGCAATTAATCGCCGTGTGCCGTGCTGACGTGGCGGAAATGTCGAAATTTTTAAAAGAGGGTGAATTCAGCAATCCGTCCCGCGCGGCCCTGTATTTGCGTATTACTGAAATCGCATTGGCAGCGCTAGTGGGGGAGTTCTCTTTTGATCGCAATCAGATTCGCCGAGAACACGCTGAATGGTCACAAACCACCTTCGGTAATGTTGGTCCGGTTGGCCCACTAAAACACCTCAGCATAGAAGCGCTCGAAGCAGCCGCTGAACCTAACGACTACAGCGAATGGGCTGATATGCAGTTCCTGCTATGGGACGCCCAGCGCCGGGCCGGTATCACTGACGAGCAGATTACCCAATCAATGATTGAAAAGCTGGCGGTGAATAAAGCGCGCCAGTGGCCAGCGCCAAAGGACGGGGAACCTCGGATGCATGTTCGAAGCGAAGAGGAATCACTCTACGCTAGGCGCCGCCGTAATCGTGAATCTAATGCGCGCGCTCGCGAACGTGAAACACCTACACAACGCAAAATCAGACTGGCGAAAAACAGAGCGAGAATGGCTCTTCGTCGCAAGGGAGGTGCCAAATGAGCCTGAAACACCGCCTGCCAGTTCTGGAAGCCAGCATCGACCCTGCGGCATTGCGCGTGGCCGCCGATGAATATTCGGATTTACTTCTGACTTTGTGCTTGTGCATGAAAATGGCCGGCCCAACTAGGGCGAATGTGCGCGCCTGCGCCACCGAGCTTAAAAAACGCCTGACAACCTGGCACAGCCAGAAAGAGCTCAACGCAATTCTGTCCAGTTGGGATCCCGTTGGCTATGTTCTCGGCCTCCGCCGTGAAGCGAACGACAACGCGCGAGCAGCTGGCGATCCGGTTGATGTATTTGTGTGAGGTGGATATGCGACTGATAAACCGAAGCAAGCAATCACCGCTAGGCCGCCAGGCTTGTGATGCCGCACTGGCAAAACACGTTGAGCTTTATGGCGATTATGGTCGGCAGAAAATGAAGCGGACTTATACCGTCGTGGTGCAGGGTTCAAAAATCACTGTTGAGGTGGTTAACCGACGCTGCAGTTACGTGGCTACTGCTATGAATTGCGCACGTAGACTGCGCGCACTGGCTGGGCAAGTTTCCTGATAATGATACGGCCCCGAAAGGGGCCAATGGAGATAATGATGAGCAATGAACTCGAATTGATGAAAACGCGCGATATCTGCGAACAACTCTGCATTACGCCGAGAACACTGGATCGCTATCGCAAGCGTAAAAAGAGCGAAAACCCCTTCCCTGATCCAGACTGCTCATATATGGGCGGCCCGAACAAATGGCTAAAAAGCAAAGTGGTCGCCTGGCAGCAAAAAGAGATGGTGAGAAAGACCAGACGGCCAATGTCACATCTAAATTTACCTCGCGATAGCAAAGGTCGTCTTATCCGACCTGACGCGGCGTGAACTCCAGAACATCGGGCTCGATGATGCTCATCAGTCGGGCCCACCACTTGCCATATGCCTCTCTCATTTCTTCAATATATGTATGCTTGTCATAGACAGACCATACACTAGGCAGTTTATGTCCGAGCATTATCTCGGCAATATGCGGCTCGGTGAGCTCAGAAAAGTTTGTGCGCGCTGTTCTGCGCAGATCGTGAATCGTGAAGTGAGGCACTTGCTCGTTATAAGCTTTCAGCATGAACTTCACCAGGTTGCTGCTGATGCTCATATGGAAGCCTTCACTCATCGGCTTATCTTCATACTTAGAGAAAACAAAACGACCAGGTGCAAGATCAATAGCTCGTTTTATCAATGGCAGCATTTCTGGAATTATCGGACGAAGTATCGGTTTCTTACTCTTCCGCCCGGTTTTGTGGTTTTCCCATGGAACGGTCCAAATACCCTCTTCAAAATCGAAATGCGATACTTCAGCTTGCCTCAGTTCGCCGACCCTGCATGCCCATAGCAGTGACAGTTTATAAAGTATCTTATTCCGTTCCATCAAGCGGGAGTCTTCAATAGCTCGCCAGACTATCGCCAGTTCTTTTCGGTCAAGGGTGCGCTCTCCCATCTGCTTCTGGATCCCGAAATCTCGCCCAGACATTTCAGATAGAGGATTGGTCTCCAGTAGTTGGCGTTTAACCGCCCATGAATAGCACTGCCGGCCGTTGCTAATTACCCGACGGGTGATTTCGGTATAACCCTGCGCCAGTCTGTCCAGAACCGTTAGCCAGTTATGTAGCGTCAGCTGATGTGCCGGGTATTTACCGAGTTTAGGGAAAACGTGAAGTTCGAACGTTCGTAGGATCTGCCCTGCAGTTTCTTTCTGGATACAAACCATTGCGTGCCACTCGCGGAAAAGTTCCTCGAATGTGTACTGGCTGTTTATTTTGGCTTTATCGAGGCTTTGCCTGATTCGAGGATTTTCCCCGCGGGCAAGAATCGCAGCCCATTTGGCTACTTCATCGCGCGCAGCCTTTAAACCAAACTCCGGATAACTGCCGATCGTCATCTTGTCCTGTTTCCCAAGAAAGCGGAAACGGTAAAAAAAGGTGACGGCGCCCTTTTTAGAAATTCGCACCCAAAGGCCGTCACGGTCAGCCTTCTCTTCTACCTTGTCTCGTTCGCGCCCGAGGCACGACTTTAGATAACTATCTGAAATAGCCAT